CAAAACAGTCAAAGGGGATAACATTTACAACTAAGAGTGGTAAAGAACTTTGCTTTGATTTACTCAGTGCTGAAGGTGAGTCATACGTAATGAATTTACCAATGAACGAGAGAACTAAGAACCAGGAATTAATTGCTCGTAACCTTAAACTTAAAGTAGGTGAAAATTACGAGATCGTTAAAAACTTCAGAATGTTTTCCTCTCAGGATATGATGGATATTCGTTCCACTGTTAAAGGAATGGATCCAATATTCCCAGGAACTACTCAAATAGAGGACCCAGATACTGGTCAACGTATTATGGTACCAGTAATGGCAGTAGATAATTTTTTCTACCCACGGGAGAACTAGAAGATGTATATTTATATATTGTTAGAGCAAAGATTAGTATTGACTTTAACACTCTAGCAAAGCTCCCATGGCGGCGTAGGAAGAAATTTATAGAAGCTGCCGAAGCATATTACGAACAACTAAAAAAGGAGATGACCCATACATAGGGTCATCTCTCTTTTGTTCTATAAATCTGAAACTATATGGCTTTTACAAGTGGTAGTCCTTCTGCAGGACAACTAGAGATAGGTATAGCTCTTGTCTTACAAGATAGGTTTTCTAACCAAGCAAGAGAAGCCAGCTCTGTTATAAGAGGTTTACATCGGGATGCTAAGAATGCTGTACAGGCTAACTTAACCGCTGTTCAGGCATATACAAATATGTTTGGTGGTATAGCCAGTAATATAGTGTCTTCCTTAGCTACTACAATTACAACTGGAGCTGACTTCATCGATATGATGACTTCAGTGGGAGCTATCTCTGGAGCTACCAATGAACAGATGTCTGGATTATCAGAAACTGCCCAGACATTAGGTTTGAGGACCATGTTCATGTCAAGAGATATAGCTTCAGGTATGAAATATTTAGCAATGGCTGGTAATGATGCAAATCAGATACGGGAAATGATATCTGGTGCTGCAATGATGGCCAATGCTACAGGAATGGAATTGGGGGGTAAGGGAGGTACTGCTGACTTACTTACCAATATAATGAGAACCTTCGGATTAGAGGGTGAAAGAGCTGCTATATTAGTTGGTGACCAGCTTACTAAAGCTGCTATGGCCTCTAATATGTCCATGATGGATTTGGCAGAATCTATCAAATATTCCGCAGCATCCATGGTAACTCTGAGACAACAGTTACCTCAAGTAGCTGCCATGATAGGTACCTTGGGTAATGCAGGTATACAAGGTTCTATGGCAGGTACTTCTATCAGAAATATGGCAGACTACTTAACTCAGTCTATAACCAATCCAAATTTCAAGGGAGCTAAAGCTTTAGCTAGACTGGGATTGAGTAAAAAAGATTTTGTTGATGCTACCGGAGATCTTCAAGATTTTGGTGTAATTCTTGGTAAAATAAATGAAGCTACTAAGAACTTATTAACTGTAGATCAGAATGCAGTATTAAAGAGTATCTTTGGTGTACGTGGTATGCGTGCTGCAGTTGCCATAATGAGAGATACTGAAGGATACTTTGATCTCCTTGATAAGATACAAAATCAATCTGCTGGATTTGCCGAAGGAGTAGTAGCAAAACGTATGGAAACTCTTGCAGGTAAGATTGATATAATTCAGTCTGCTGCAGAGAACCTTATGACTACCTTTGCAGAGGCTATACAGAATAATCCTATCATTATGGGGTTCCTTGATATGGTAGGTTGGGCAATATCCCAAGTACGTGACTTAGTGGCAACTCCATTTGGACCTTGGATAGCTGGGTTAGCAAGTATAGGTGCTGGTGTATTATGGATTACCAATAAGATAGCTAACTGGAGAGCTAGATGGTTAATATTAAATGGTGATACTCAAGTGACCTTCAGATCAATGGTTAGATTATTGATTGGAGGTTGGTCACAAGCTACTATATCTGCCCAAGCTTACCTCAATATGGAGAGAGCCATCATTGCTCAACGTAAAGCTGGTATAGGAGCAAGTGCTACTATGGTTGCTGCAGAAGCTGGTTTACCAAGATATTACTATAATGGTAATATTCCAGCAAAAATGGGAGCCAATGGTAGATATTATGCTAATACCGGTAGAGGAGCTTCTGGATGGACTCCAGTACCAGCAGCTATGGTAACTACAACTAATGCTGGTAGGATGACCAGAACTATCATGGGTACTGGTGCAGGAGCTGCAGCTGCTAATGCTGCTTCTCGGGGTGCATTGGTTTCTGTTGGTAGAGGACTGCTTGGATTTGGTTCTAGAATAGTAGGGTTATTTGGGGGTCCTTTGGGATTAGCCATAACCGGTATATCTATAGTTGGACCAATGATATACAGTGCTATCAAAAGTAATCAGGCTTCTAATGAAGAGAATACCAGAGCAACTAATGACCTTGCATCTGCCGTTAGGGCTAGCAAAGAGGGATACAATTTAAGAAAGAGTAATCTCCAAGAGTTAACCGTTCAAGAGATGAGGTGGTTAGTACAGACTCTAGGATTATATACTGAAAAGCTTAATCAAAGAGAGAATAAGGGCAATACCACTATCATTAACATAGACGGTAAAAAGGTATTCGAAGAATATCTCAACGAGAGAGATTCAGAAATAAATGTAGCTGCTGGAGTAAACTAAACAATTATGGCATCACTGATAGGAAAACCAGTTGGAAAAGTAGCTCAAGAAGTAGTTGAACTTGAGCAGGGGAGAATATTTCAATCCCCAATAAATAAGGTATGGAGATCTCTTATATTAATTAATAGGAAGACTTCTCCAATGGCTAAAGCTGAGCCAGATGAAAAAAATAAAGAGTCTGATGCCATTAATGCTCATATAGCTAGAAATGGTTCATATTCTACAGCTCAATCTAAAAATCCTTGGTATAAAAATATCATAGAAGCTAAGAAATCAGGTGTAGACCCAGATAAAATATTAAAAGCTAAATCTATTGATTATACCTTAGCTAATAAGTTAACCTCTGAACTTATAAAGAATGATATAGTAATAGCTAACCTGAATGTATCACCTGCAATTAGTTTAGTGATACAGAATCGTCCAGATAGGTTAAGGATTGAACCAGCTGCTACTTGGGCAGCTGTTAAATCAATGGGTCGTAATAATCCGTTCTATTTTTATACCGGTGGAGAAGATACAATAACCTTTGATATATCTTGGTATTCAATAGATGCTGATCACAGGGATGATGTAGTCAATAAATGCAGGCTATTGGAATCATGGGCAAGAGCTGATGGGTATATCTCTTCTCCTCCCACCTTAAGGATACAATGGGGAAACTCTGGATTATTTGAAGATGACCTTTTCATATTGGCTTCAGCTCCGTACGAGTTAACTAACTTTCAGAATGCTTCTCGTATGATGAGAAGATATGATAATGATCCAGATACTGGTCAGAGGATAACTAATACTGTTAGCCAACCATACGACCTTAAATTATTACCCAACTGTGCTACTCAAACTCTCACTTTCAAAAGGGTAACTAAAAACAATAGAACCTGGGAAGAAATAATTCCATCTAGTAAATTGCAATATACGCCTGGAGTAATTCTTGATGGTGGGGAAGTAGATTCTCTAGAAAATACTGATACAGAGAGAATAGGCACACAAAACTAAATAATTATGGTAACTATTCCTGGAACAAGTCCCTATGATGATAGTTATGTAATAAAGTTCCCAGATGGAGATATCTCATTGGAAAGAAATATATCATCTATATCTACCGATTATCTAATACACACCGTACTTGAAGGAGAAACCATACAGAACATTGCCTTCAAGTACTATGGTGATTCTGGATTTTGGGGAGTGATTGCTGATGCCAATGATATACTTAATCCATTTGAGGACCTTCATGCAGATATGGAGTTAATCATACCAAACTATGGAGGATAGCAAACCGGTTCTCTTAAATGGTAATGGTACACCATATCTTGCAATATTCGATGGTGCAGGATCTCCAATAATGGATATCTTCAATGACCTGCCAATCGGTATGGAGGTAGAGAACTTTAATTACAAGTATACTGAAGGTAAAGGAGACAAAGGTAAGTTTACTATAGTAACTGACTTTGTGGATATAGTAGATCATCCATCTCTGCAATTCAAAATGCCTTTGAAAATACAGTGGGGATGGATATTTAGTGATAGCTCTTTTAAGTCTAGTCCTGTAAGGCTAGTGAATGTAAAAAGTCATCAGATAGAATTTACTCCAGATGGTGTAAGGTTTACCATAGAATTTGCTGATGCAAAGATGTTCTTGGAAGCAGAGCCATCAAAATTTGTGGGAGATAAGACCGATTATCTGGAAGTATTCAATGAATTAGCCATGGGTAATATGCCAATGACAGTAATTGATTATTCTGAGAAAGCTGGTGTACATTTGGAAATAAGAGATAATAATCCATGTGATGGCAAAACAGAGCAACGAGAAAAGTAAGCCTTGCTTACCATGCTATACAAAGATACAAAATAATGAGGAAGTAGATGATGGATTGGTGGGTGTAAAAATACTAGACCTTAGTCCAAGTAATTTAGCCAAACCATATCAGGATCCAGAGAGATATAAATTAAGACCAGTACCAGCAACTTATGCGGAAGGAACCGTTATTGTTGGTTCAGCTACATTCCTGAATAAGTATTCTCAGTTAGTTGGTATTGCTAAGGCTATGGCTGGTGGGCCAAACTTTGTGGATACTCGGGATAATAAGATAGAGATACATAACGGTAAGCAATCTGGTAAAACCGTATTTGCTTATACTTATGCGGGTGGTACTGGTGAACTATTGGAATTCAGAGTTCAAACCAAATATGTTCAAAGTATAGAGGCTGGTAAAGCTTCAAGTGTGGATCCAGATACTAAAACTGTAGAAACTGATTTAGTTCAATGTGTACCTACAAATGATGATCCATGTAAGCCGGATGCTTATGTAAGGTGGAATAAAGCTACTCCACTATTGATACAGAGAGATGTAACCAGGATGTCTAAAATAAAGGGATCTCTTGAAACATTATCTTCTGTATGTCGTAAATTAAATACGGTTAAAACTACACGTACTGTATACAACTCAGTAGAGGATGCTAAGCAGCAAATAGCCTCAAATCCCTCACTAACTGAAGAAGAGGTTAAAGCATACAATTCTCAGATAGAGTCAGAATGGAGAACTTATTTGAGGAAGTTAGATGAATATGAGAAAGCTTTATTAGACTTTAATAATAAGGTAAGACAAGGTATAAAGGTAGATGAAGAAGATGCTCCTAAATTACCTATTCCACCCGATGAAGTATCTTATTTTGTCATAAAGAGGAAGGTATTGATACAAGTAGATCCATTACAATATGCTCCTAAGGATAGTAAAGCTTATTGGCAAAATAGATGGAGACAAGGTTATAATGCTCTCAAGAAGAACAAGGAGATAAACTTAGTCATTCAAGGATCTTCTGATGAAAGACCGTATGGAGATTATCCATACGATTATCCTGGTTCAGATCGTTCAAAGGTACTAATAGAAATGGAATTAGAAGTACAAGTACCAGGTGTACGAGTAGTATCTGATCCATTGTTTGCTACCCTTGGAGAGTTTATGTCTAATGACATAATAGAATCAGTAAATAGCCAGATTAAATCCAAAGCTAAGTTTGTTGGTAACCCATCAATGGAGTCTTCTCAGATTATTGAGATCAAGAATGTTGGTGAAAAATATTCTGGTGATTGGTATGCTAAAGAAGTTGAACATAGCTTTGATACTGGGGGATATTTTACTGAGGTGACTTTTGAAAAGAAGTCAAGAAACTCCATAATCAATAAGATATCTACTTCTGTTAATATGCAAGAAGTATTCCAGAAATCTCATGATATAGCTAAAGAGTCTTATACTACTGATGCTTGGAAGATACCAAGTAAAATTAAGGCAGAAGCTAGGAAGCATAGGGCATCTATATGGGAAGAGGAGTATAATAGGACTGGAGATAAACCAAAGATTGGTACACAAATAGTTGTACGTCAAGATACAGATCCTCATAAATGGGAGATATTTGATGCTAGAACTGATTTTAGAGTAGATAGGGATATAAGCCCAAAAGAGCAATGAATTTATATGAACTAATTCAACAAAGGGGTATAGAGGCAATAGGTAGGTTCTATTCTACATATCGAGGAATTGTTATAACTAATTATGATCCAGACTCTCAGAATAAGGTATGTGTATACTTACCAAGTATATTGAGAGGAGTAGAAGTTTGGGCTTACCCTAAACATCAACAAGGGGGTCCAGGATCTGGATTCAAATGGTTATCACCAAGGGAAGGTTCTATAGTATATGTAGAATTTGAGAACGGAGATCCAAGACACCCTCTATGGTCATATCATGGTTGGGCCATAGGTGAGATGCCTCCAGAATTGAATAAGCCCAATGTACTGGGATTTATAACCCCAAAAGGCAATAAAATTATACTGGATGAAAGTGATTCTGGAGTATTAACTGCAATAATTCAGCAAGATATAATTATTAAATCTCTAGACGGTAATATAAACGTCGATGCGAATAGTATTATAATGCAGGGTGGAGAAGTTGGTATTCCAGAATCTACCTCAACAGTAGAGAGACTAAACAAAATAGAGCAGGATATAAACAATCTTAAACAAGCTTTCACATCATGGACCCCAACCCCTCAAGATGGTGGTGCTGCTCTAAAGACTGCTGCTGCATCTTGGTCTGGTAGTAAATTAACTGAGACTAAGGTGGAAGATATAGAAAGTGAAACAATTAAACAACCTAACTAATGGCAAACTATAATCAACTCAACACAATTGGTAGTGGGCCTTATTTTCCCATAAAGTTAGAACAATCAATCGGTAGTGATGGTAAACCAGAATATATAGAAACTGTAGTCAGACATAAAGTTACACATGATTTGGATTATTCTACTGATCAAAATATCATAGCTAATGGTAATTTTTTAGATGAGGTAGATACTTTAGATCAAGAATTCCTAAAATCTACCTATCCCGATGATGTGGTAGTTGGGGATAGAAAATCTCTTAAAAGTAATTCTATTGGTGGAGCTGCTATAGAGGGTTATTTACCATATTCTAATATTCCAACTTCTTTACAATTACAACTGGGTGGTATCAAGAATGATGGTAATAAATGGTGGTATGAATCAATAAAGACATTAAGTGGTTCTAATAACACTGCTTGTTCTTGCTGGACATTCTTTGTAAACAAAGACTGTAAATACATTAAAATAGAATTCGAATTAGAACCTCAAACTACATTCACTCATATGTCTATGAGAGTATATAGAATGAGTGAATATACTTATATATGGGATATACCATTGAATTCTAATAAAGGAGTGATCTGTGTAAAATTAGAGAAAAACCAAACAGTTTTACTATTCTTACCAGAAAATGAGGGTGATGTGCTTACTGGTACTAAGTCAGTGAATATGATAAGTTGTAAAGTATCATATACTAATGAATCAGTGCCTGGTATGGTATATACAACCGAAGAAACAGAAATAAAAAGAGTGCCTAAAATAGGATGGTATGTTCTAAATGGTGATATAGCTTTAATAAAGCAAAACTTAACAGCAATACTTACATATCAAATTGGTCAAAGATTTAGGCAAGAGGACTTTGGCTCTAGGACTTGGGAATGTTTAGAAGAGCCAAATACAAGTGCACTTAATCTGATGATTAAGAATTTTGTAAAAGATGGTATAGCTGCTTGGGAACCGAGAATAAAAGCATTAAAAGTATTTGCTCTTAAACCAACTAAAGAATCTATACGATTATTGATATATTTCAAAGTACAGAATTCACAGAAAGTAGAAGAGCTTAACTTTCAATATAACTTAAACAACTTAACTACAGATGTCTACTAGCAATCCCTGGCTTACTCCTTTTCAAAGGTCATATAATGACATAAAAGCCAAATTAATTCAATCTCTGAATGAAAGGGTTCCAGAGATTACTGATATGAGTGAAGGTAATATATTTATACTCACTTTATCCATATTTGCAGGTATTGCAGAAGTTATACACTACTATATAGATGGTATGGCAAGAGAAGCTTTCTTACCAACTTGTAGAAGGTATTCATCTTTATATAAACATGCCAAGCTGGTAGACTACCATATAAAATCTGCTATACCATCTTCTGTAGATATTACCGTATACATGCAGGATGGAACATCCTTCCCAGTAGATATCAATGTACCTCAGAATACAGTATTTAATTCTAAAGATGGTAAACCTTGGATAACTACTAGAAATGTAACCATTGAAAAGGGAACATATACTTATAAAGTTCCTGTTGCACAGAAGGAGGCTGTAGCTGAGGTAGAATTGGGAACTTATACTTCTCATGATATAATCATAACCTTGGGTGATCTGCCAGCTGATAGGAAGTATGTAGAAGGGTCTATGGTACTTACCATAGATGGTGAAGCTTGGACTCTGGTGGATACCTTTGCTTATTCTGGTCCCGGTGATAAGGTGTATAAGGTAGAATTGGATAGTACACTCCAACCATATTTGGTATTCGGTGATGGTCAATTCGGTAGAAAACCAACCATCGGTTCTCAAATAAAAGGTCAGTACTACCTTACTTATGGTTCAAGTGGTAATATACCATCTAACCAATTTGATAAGGTACCAGAAGTAATGTCTGATGTAACTTCTGGTTTATCAATTACTAATACCATAGCTGCAACTGGTGGTTCTGACTATGAGGATTTTGATACTCTGAAGGAGCATATTCCACTCAGTATAAAGACTCTTGGAGTAGCCATTACAAAAGAGGATTACGAAGCAATAGCTATGCTCATAGACGGTGTAGATAAAGCCTACTGTAATTATATATGCGGTAAATATGTAGAAGTATATATTACCCCAGATGGTGGTTCAGAAGCTAGTACCGAACTTATCAACAATGTTAAGCAGAGGATGGAATCCTCAAAAGTACTGACTACTAGAGTAAGTGTATATTCTACACATGCAGCAAAGATATACTTATCTGCAACTATAACCGGTAAGAAGTCATTTAAGTCAATAGATATAAGCAATCAAGTTAAGAAAGCTTTACTTGATGCTTATAACTACCAGAGTTCTGGTATAAACAAATCGGTAAGGCAATCTGATTTATATGCTTTAATGGATAATCAACCAATGGTTGACTTCCTTACCATAACCGAGTTATACTTATTGCCGTACCCAATAGCTATAAATATAAATTCTCAGAATACCGAAGAGATAGTATCTGTACCAGTATTGAACATAACATATTTCAAAATGATATCGTTCAATACTGCAACTCCAGAGACTGACTATGAGAATTGCTATATTCAGACGGTAATAGAAGATGGCAATGCTTTCTATAGAATATTCGCCAATAAGAACGTATCTGGTAATGCCTTATATACTGGTCAATATGGTAAACCAATAAATGTAAGCTTATACAAATCTAAGTTTACTATGACCATCAACTTACCAGTTGAAAATGCAAACTATGAAAATGGTACAGTATATCAGTTAACTACCCAACCAATGGGAAGCAATGGCAGACTGGTAGATCTTATACCTCATAACTATAATATACCAGTTATCAGTTCAGATAACATAACCTTAACAATCAATGAAGTGGTTTAATCCTGCTAAGGAATTCTTCAGGAATTACATCTTCAGTAACCTTTTTGATCATTACTATAAAGCCAATGATACTTATCAGGATTCAGAAGGCAAAGGTATATTCGAAAGGTTCATAGATGTATGTTCAGGTTATTTCGATACTGAAGTAATGCCTGATATAGATAATTTCATGGAGTGCTTGGATGTGGATAAAGCCAATCCAATATTCATAAATTATCTATGGGAATACTTTGGGTTTATCCCTTATGCTTATGGAGTATTAACTAAGGGAGAACCCTATACAGAGGAGAATCTAGAGAATTGGATAAAAGAAGACAGGGGTTTTCCTACTGCTGATTACAGGTTAGTTCTAAGATATGCCATATCACTGTATAAGATTAGGGGAACTAAAAAGTTTTACGAAATCTTAGGTAGATTTTATGGTGTAACTTTTAACCTTACAGAAGTAGAAGGCAGTACTAAAGCTGTAACTGGATTTTCTGGTGATGGGTCAGTAAAGTATGACAATGTTTCTTACTATGATACTCCATCAGCTACTTATGATACAGAGACAGATTGTTGGGAATGTGTTCCTATGATTTTAACTATCGGTATACCAAAAGGTCAATGGAATTTTATGACCAAGAAAGATCAAGAGATTCAGGAAAAACTTTTAGAAGAATGGAAGTCTATGAATCCCTATGCTACAGAAGAAGAGATTCAGCAAGCTAAGGAACAGATATATACTGAGCATCCATCAGATTATAGTGATAAGGTAAAAGAGACTTTGATAAACATAGTTAACAAATATCTGCCAGTAAATGTAAAGTACTTTGAACCAAATGATAGTTCAGTGGTATTTGAACAAACTTCTGCAGTAATTTATATCGTATAACATGCCACTGATCTCATTATTATTTGCAGCTGCCCAAGATCAAAAATTAGACCATGCAGTTCAATCTTTAACAAGGTCATCCATAGAGTTAGCGGAAGCAGCTTCTAACTACGGGGCATTAAAGGTAATCTTCGGTATCTTTATGGTATTAGTTCTAGTATTGGTAGTGATGTTTATATATACCATCTGGAACTTAAACAAAAAGATATCTGTAGTATCAGAGTCTTCTAGTAAGGTCACAGAATTCTTAGATGGAGCTGCTGATTCTACAATAGGTGTAACTGAGGCACAGATTCTTATACGAAGGGGATTCAATTGCCTTGGTTATATATTTAAGTATGCCATACTACGAATAAGACTCGAGAATCATATAGATAATAAAGAGTCAGTAATAAAGAAAGTAGACATATTAGTTAACAATGAGTATTCAGAACTATGTGGGCTTATGTCTAACTTTAATTGTGATGGCAAATCTCTTTCGACCATATTTGAACTTCAAGATAATGAAGCAATAAAAGATATGGTAATAGAACAAATATACATACCCAATGATCAATTCTCCATTTCAAATATGGATCAATCAGTAAGTATGTATCTCAATGGATTGAAATTGATGTACCTTAAAAAATTATAACCATGGAACGAAAATTATTACCGATCATTGACTTTGCTCATGGGTCAGATGTACCTGGAAAACAATCACCAGATGGTAAACATAAAGAATATTTATGGAGTCGTAAAGTAGGTGGAATGCTAGCTGAACGTCTCAAGCAGGAGGGATTCAAGGTAGCATTCACTAATACCTCAGATAAAGAAATCGGGTTATCTAGAAGAAGAGAAATTGCAAATAATCTAGATACTCCACTTGGGGGAACTAAATTTCTGCTATCCCTCCATAATAATGCCACAGGCATGGGGAATGAATGGTGCACTGCAAGGGGATTTGAAATTTATACTACCAAGGGCCAGACTCGTTCTGATTTATTTGCTACAGTAATATTTGAGCAGCTTCAGGAAGACTTCCCGATTACCAATGGATATAAACACCGTATGGATAAATCAGATGGTGATCCAGATAAGGAAGCTAACTTTACTGTACTAATGGGAAATAATTACTGGGGAGTACTGCTTGAGTGGCTCTTCCAGGATAATCCAGATGATGTAGCTTTATTAGAGGATGATAATATAAACCATAAATTGGTTGAGTCTTTAACTAAGGCACTCATTTTCATAGACGAAAACTTGGATAAATTAAAACTGTAGAGATATGGCTAATAATGTAACCGTGGTTAATAACGGTGTAGTTCAACAGAGGTTCTATCAAGTATATGGTGACTTGATTGAATCCAAAGAAACCATGGAACCCATAGCTATTGCTCATGGTAATGGTCCTATATGTGGATTTGATATTGTAGATACTTCTACTGATCATGTAATAATCCGTGGTTCATGGGATCCCAATTTATCTAGCGATGGTATATCCGCTCCGCCAGTATTAAAGAAAGCTAATCGTAGAGTCATACTATCAGACGGGGAAAATAATGGTGGAAATGTAGTTAATGCCATAGTAACTAACGATGGGCTTATACACATATGTCCAGCTATTCTGGATTTTACTAATGTAAAGCCAACTGGTGGATGGTTTGATCTAAATAATCCAAACAGGTTTGTGGCTTTTGCCATGAAAGTAAGCCATACCTATACTCCAGTGGCAGATGCTAGTAACATTGGGGTTAGTGATTTTAGTATTACTTGGTTAACACTAGAAAAGAGTACTGGTGGTACTTATAGTCCAGCAGAGGTAGCCTCTTTAGACTTCTCATCCCTTGTAGGCACTATATTACCATCTGGTTGGATAAATAGGAATACTGATTCTTTAGTTGGTATATACATTGTAGGGTATGACCCAAGTTGGGGAGACAACGATGTATATGCCTCTTTCGGATATAAAATGGCTTTGGTATCATATGATGGTAAATGGCCAGTTAGTCCTTTCACAAACGGGTCATTTGATATCCTTTCACTTAATCAGAAAGTAAAGAATATACCAGTCATAGAGGAGGATGTTGATAGCCTGAAAGGATTGAACAGTATACTTCAGAATCAGGTGAATACTCTGGGTAAGGGTATAGAATGCGATTATGATTTGAATATATATGTTACAGATGAAGGAACTGGTAATGGTACAGTAAGTATTACTATAAAGAAGCTGGTGTATCTCGGAGTAAGCCTCTATGAAGGAGCTGGGAAAACCTTCACCAGTAATACCATGTATTTAAACAATATAAAGGCCATATACTTAGACATATTATCATCTGATACTAATCCAGATACTGGTTTACCTTCTATCTCTAAATGGGGATTAAGTCTTGGATTAAGTACTGTTAGGTTAACTAATCCAAGTGACATTAGGGGAGGCATATCTGGTGATTTTCAAGGAACTGGAGAATCTGGTTCTATATCAGCTGGTATTATATGCCTAATCAATAAGAATGGTCAAATGACTGACTCTTATTATGACCTAGTAGGTAATGGTAAAAGTTCAAAAGTAGTAAAACCCTCTGATGATCCGAGTTATTATCTGGCATTGGTATTAAATAACTTCTTTAATAGGTTTGCTAATACCGCTGATGTATTGGATACATCATCAGAAAGGGATAAGAGATATACTAGAGTATTCATAGATACGAAGAGTGGAGGTTTAACTTCAAGTGATACTTGTGGAATAACTTTCAGATTGTACCCAACAGGTATAAACTTATCTTGGTATGTATACCTTAGTAACACTTCTTCCCCATATACACAAGGTACTTTCAGGTTAGATTTGAATTCTGAATTGGCTTTACATTTCAAGCCTTATGTATTAAAGAATCTATACGACTTCTATAAGAAGGTAACTGCTCAGGCATCTGGCGGGAAGTTGTTATTGCAAAGTATGCCATTGATGGTGAATACTACTCAGACTGGATTAGAGCAAGAAGTAAATGGTCATATCTTTGTTTACTTACGAAATGATTCATCTGATAATTTCTATTTGGAAGTAGTAGTGAGTACTATAAGTGGTTCATCTTCTGCTATCAGAAGTACTTATTTTGGTACTACATTTATCCCATTTATGTTGAATGATGTATGGGATTTATGTAATACTGGAGATGTATCAATTACTCCACATGTATAGATACATATTAAACACAAGCCATAGTTGAGTTGGTTAAGTGGGGCCGGAGTGGGGTTATGTTTAATCCTGCTCTGGCTTTTTTATTGTCTAAGATCTATAGCAGCTTGTTCTAAAGTTTTCTGTATGTTCTTTCTCATTTGAGAAAACATATTTACTGCAAATTTATCTCTTGGCAACTCAAAGTAATCAATCAAGTGAAGGATAGATAACTTACCGTGTGATTCCTTTATTCTTGACTCAAACCATTTGGGGGGTTCAAGCTGTATCTTCATAACCAAATACTCATCAGGTGTAAGATGTTCTTTCATGTATTCATGGAATCTTTGTGATTGTTCTTCCTTGATACGAGTTTCTTCTGAGTCATCAAGTAATTCCTTGTTATTATCAAATAGGACTTCAAATGAAGTTAACTCCTGATTAAATTCTGCCTGTTTAGTATAGGCATTACGCAATAACTTACTCTTGAAAGTTTGAAGGGAAGATAAAAGAGTGGCCTTTAATCTTTCTTCATCATACTCACTTTGATATTTATTGAATACATACAAGAACTTATCCCAGAAAAAAGAGTTGATTATATCTGGTGTAACATTAAATCTTCTAGAATCTATTCCCCTTACTAATCTGCGGATTAATGGTTTACAGGTTTTATACAACCTATTAAACAAATCCTCATCATAAGGTTTTAATTCTGTTAACCGATGTAGTTCACTTCCGTTATTGCCCTTCATAGTAGTAAAGATTTTTTAACAATGCAAATATAATATAATAAGTAACAACTTGTATGAATTTATAAAAATTATTTCACCGTTTGTGTTGAAGTTAGTTCAAAGATGAGCTTCATGAACTATATCATCTAGCAGATACTATTGATAATACATCCTGAATATTATATAATATATGAAACAAAACAAGGTAAAGAAGAGGTTAAACTCATGTGATAAATTCACTTTTTCCATAGAGTTTCAATTAGAAGTATTAAGGTTTCTGATACAAGGCAAGGAATCTCTTTTATATATCTCAAAGATAAAGCCTGGGTATTTTACTCTGATAGAACATTCTATCTTAGTAGAAGCCTTGATCAAATTTGTTAAGAAGTATCAGAGAATCCCCAGTGAAGTTTTAATGATAGAACAGGTAAAGACTTTATTGGAAGGCAAGGATTATACAGATTTGGTTACAAAGGAAGATATCCCCAATATTCATAAGTTAATATATGAACTGTATAACAAGCCATTAAAGGATGTAGATATAGTTTTGGAAAACATACATAAGTTCATTGCCTATATAGAATTAAAGGCTTTGAATGAGAGTATGGATTTCTCAGATTATAACTCATATGAAACATACCAATCAAAGCTAACCAAGATCCTTCAAAATTCAAAGCCACAAAAGAAGGATGAACCATTGTTAATGGTTAGTGGAACTGCAATGCGTCAACTTATGAGAAAGGTTGATCCGGATGTAGTTCCTACTCCATTTTGGCAATTGAATAAGTTGGGTAATGGGGATGGGTATCCTAAGAATTCTTTATTTGTGTTGATTGATCGACCCAAACGGAGAAAGACCTTTGCACTTATAAATATAGCAAGGGGATACTTGGCAATGAGGAAGAACGTATTATATATTGATACTGAGAATGGTAAGAACCAGTTAATGGATCGTATGATCCAATCTACTCTCAACAAAACTAAGAGAGAGATGTTAACTGGTGATTACGATAAAATGGAACAAAGGCACATGCGTAAATATAAACGTCTTGGTGTAGAGTTTATAGTTGAACGTGTACCTGCAACCATTGCAGATTGTAATACTATCAAGAATCTAGTCAGGAAGTTAGAATCAGAGAAAGGTATAAAGGTGCATGTCATCATGATTGACTATGCTGCAAAGTTAGCTTCTATTTCCAGAGATAAGGATGATGTAGAACGTATTAACAACGTATATATTGATATAGATAATATGGGTGATGAACTTGGGCTAGATGCAATATGGACTGCCCAACACGTTACTCGAGAAGGTGCTAAGCATCAAGAAACAAAATATGAGGATAATGATATTGCTTCTGCTATTTCTATCATAAGAAATGCAAAATGCGTAATGGGGTTAAATTCTACACCCGATGAAGAAGAACATAATATAATGAGAATGGAAGTTGTAGTTCAACGAGATGGAGTTCCAACCGGTAGAGTTATGTTCAATATGGATCCAGAAAGACAACGAATGAAAGAATTCTCAAAAGAGGCCAGGGCTAAATATGATGATACAATGGGTAGACAAGTAGACGATATGCTTAAAAAGAAAAGGAAAGTAAGCAATCCTAATGCAGACCCAGAAAAGAGAGGTAAAACCAACGGAGATATTTAAGATAATATAAACCTTAATAAATTAAAATTATATGACACGGATTATTGATTCAAGTGATTTGGCTGTATTTGGAGAAAGAGTTACATCTTGCCCAAAATGTAATAAAGTAATTGCATTTACTAAATATGAAACATTCTTGGATTTATCATACGGTTCAGAACATTGTGGAGAAGAAAGTATTACATGTCCAGAATGCAATTTTATTGTGCATTTAAGAGAATTTCATACTGTTGAACATATGTAATTATGAATATACGATTACTAAAGAGATTTAGAAGTATAGCTTCAAAAGAAATATGTTTAGGAAGACAACCAGGTAATAGGTATGAAGTGGTATGTCCAATAAATGAAGAAAATACTTTTGGATGTTTTACTAAACAATGGGTTCACATAAATAGTCCAAAAGCTTCTATTACATTTAAGATGTGTACTCCCAATGGCAGTACTTTCATAAATAGAATAGGGTATAATCAATACGATGAGTATATTATACCATTTAACACTAATTTTCTAACTATGGAAGAAGCTATTTTAGAGATATCCAAGATTAGGAGAGGTTATATACAATATCACTTAGTGCCGGAGTTCTGCAAAGGATTACCCATTAAGTAGTAATCACCCGGCTATGGATAACATGGTCGGGTATTTTTATTTATTGATATGAAACTCAACAGCAATATAAAAGGTTTTCCTTTATACCATGTAACTAAAGATGGAAAGGTATATAATATAAGGCGTAATCGTGAAGTAACTATACATCCTCACTATCGTACAGGTAGAAATATAGTTCACCTATACTCGAATGGTAAAAGGTATAATCTGAAAGTATACAGATTAGTGGCTTTAGCTTATATACCTAATCCAGAAAACAAACCTTGTGTATGTCATAAAGATAATAATAAATCCAACGACTGGGTTGAGAACTTATATTAGGGTACCTATAAAGAAAATTCTCAACAAATGGTTATGGATGGTAGAAGTACAAAAGGTCAACACCGTCAGGGTATCAAACAACCCAAATGCTTCAGGAATCCTCGTTCAATACTCACTAAAGTTAGGTATCAGACTTTACTAAAATATATAGATGATAAAACCAAATTAAGGGCTTTAGTTAAAACCTGGGGAATATCACAACGTAGTATGAACAGGTATATACATAAAATAAAGACTGGTTATTATGAAGCTTAATAATAATCTCAAGGGCAGGCTCCATCAATACTTTATAAGAAAGATAGGGGCTTTTGATTACAGACACTCATGGATGAAGTCAGATTGTCCATACTGTGGTAGAGAAAAGAAGTTTGGTATCAACCTTTCAAGCAATAGGTGTAATTGTTTCCGATGTGGAGAACATCCCTCCCCTATTGGATTAATCATGTATCTAGAGAATACAGATAGTTTTCAAGAAGTATTGCATATACTTGAATCGGGTGATTATTCTGGATATGTATTTAAGGAGGAGAAGGTTGAATTAAAAGGTAAGAAAGAATTTTTCCTCCCTGATGGATTCAAGAATATATCCATGGGTAATTCTGTATTGGCAAAGTCAGCCAGGAATTATTTGAAGAGAAGAGGATTCAATATAGATGAATTGGCTCGTAAGGGATGGGGATATTGCAATGAAGGTAAGTACCTGGGTTATGTAATTATCCCATTTACGGAGCATGGGCAATTAACTTATTTCAATGCCAGATTATATATGGGCGCTGGACCCAAATATAATAATCCAGAAGTAGATGTAACGGGTTTAGGAAAGAGTTTTATTATTTATAATGCAGATGCTCTAGAAATATACAAAACAGTTTATATTTGTGAGGGTGCAATTAATGCAGAGACTATCGGAGAAAATGGGATTGCAACTGGTGGCAAAAGTATTAGTCGATACCAGGTAAATAAATTTATTAAAAGCCCAGTAGAAAAGTTTATTATATTAATTGACCCAGATGCTAAGGATAAGGCATTAGACCTGGCTTTCAAATTAGTACCCTTTAAAAAGGTAAAGGTGGTATTTCTACCTGATAATGAAGATGTGAATTCTTTGGGTAAGAGAAAGACTTTAGAATATGTACGAAAGACGACATATCAGACTTATCAAGAACTTTTAACTATAAAATCAGAACTAAAATTATAAATTATGGCACTTTTAATTTAGGTTATATCAGTGGTATTACTTTCATTTATTACACTTATTGTAACTACTTGGATATGCAATATAACAGACTCTTCAAATAGCCTTATTCATAATAACAAATACAACAAGTATAAGATTTATTATGATGCCTCATGTGACCTATATTATTGTAAGATGGTAACTAACTATCTGTTGGGTATTATACCTATTTGGAGGAAAGTCAAATATTCAGTACCATCAGGATTTGAAGATTCAATTTATCATATATGGTATGAAGATAATTCAGAAATTATACGGGTTGAGATGAATAAAAGTTACACTGAATACTGTGAAAGAAATGATAAGTTAAAAGCTAAGGCAAGAGTAGTATATAAGAGTTATGAATAAGGTAAAGAGAGAACCGTCAATCCATATATCCAAATCTTTATTCCGTAAATTATGGAATGAGATTGGGGATAAAGTATCAGAAGAATTTGTGGATAAATTTTTTACAAGAGCCAGGCAATATTCTTTGGATCATAGATCAGTAATTGGGGATAATAAACCAGTAAGAAAAAAGGCTATCAGTAGAACTTCAGGTAGTATAGGGGATGCTAATTTATTAGCCGATATTATATACTCTACTAGAATACAACTAAAACATATAGGAGTAACCAAAATAAAGCAAACAGATTTACAATGGGCATCAATAAAAGAGTTGGTACCTGTTGTAAATGAATTCTGTCAAAAGTATGGATTTGAACCTCGCCATGGTTATATTGAATTTGTAACTACTGGCCTTAAACTTATGGCTCAGGCAAAGAGGGTTAATTATAACTTCTGTGCTAATTGGTTACATCAAAGAGTTAATTGGATAATTGAGATATATGATTCTGAGATAGAAGTTAAAGAGGATAAATATCCAGAATATACTAGAGAGGTATATGAGAACTATACAAAGGAAATCCTCGACAGAATAGGTATCAACAATACTTATGATAAGAATCCTCAAGAATATGTATGGTTTGTAAGAGCAAGAAAACTTGCAGATGAAATAGGAGTTGACTATGAAACTTTTGTTCAGGCTCAATTCTATGCTCTTGAATTCTGTAATGGTATACCTAAGATAGAAGATCTATCAAATGATAAGGCTCGTCAAAGAGTAATCAATTATATGGCTAAATTTAATATTGTATCCCGACCCAAATCAGAACATGTGGATTGGGATGCCTTTAAAAGATAGGATATGAAAAGATATGATCCAATGGTAGAAGCAGCTAAACCCTTATTAGTGTTATATACTGTAGCTATAATAATTGGTTTGATATTGGGTATTATTTGTTGGATATTTGATATAAGAATATGATAACTATAACTATCAAGAACTGTAATGTTTGTGAGATTTCTGGTCCAGCTAAATTCACAAATAAATTATATGAGGCTTTCAGGATCAAGCATCCGGATGCCTGGCATATATTGATGTATAGCAGGGCAAAGAATTGGGATGGGTATGTAAAATATATCTCAAACTATGGTCAATTCAAGATAGGCCTACTGAATAAGGTTTATAATGAATGCTGTAAAATGGGACAAAAAGTAAAAATTATAGATAATAGACCCCCGTTAGGAATTAAACCAGTAATTCCAGATATACTGGGAGATAAAAATCTACGGGAAGTACAAAAAGAAGCTCTAGAAAAGATATTAAATAATCGTGTAGGGGATACTCCTTTCCTGATTTGTGCATCAGACCTGGCTGTAAATTTTGGTAAGACACTTATATTCTGTGGGTTACATCAAGCCTTCAATAGGAAATTGAAAACTGTGTTGTTATTAAACAGTGTAGATTTGTTTAAGCAATTCAAAAAGGAGATTCCAGAGTTGTTACCAGGTGAAAAGATTGCATTTATCCAAGGTAGTAAATGTAATGATTGGGGTAACTTCAATGTGTGCATGGTACAGTCATTATCGTCTAACATAAAACGGTACCAAAGATTCCTATCAGAAATTGATATGGTATTAATAGATGAGGCTGATGTCATAGATAACAAAACCTATAAAACCGTAATACAGCACTTATACAACTCTAGAATACGAATTGGATTGAGTGGTACAATTTATATGAGTGATCAGAAGAAGAAATTGATACATAACCTAAATATCATGTCTTTCATTGGTGATAAAGTTAACCAAGTAAAACTGGTTGATATGATAGAGAAAGGATATTCTACTCCAATTACCTGTAAACTAGTATATGCTCCCTTTAAGTATTCTAAAGAAGTTGACTATCCAACAGAATACAAAGAAGTGATATGTGATAACAAAAAAGCTTGGAAGTTTTCTCTTGATCGTACAAAATACAATCTGAAGAGAAAAAGATTGCCAGCTCTTATTGTATGTAAGTTCATTGACCATTGTGAAAATCTTTACAAGTATTACGTTAAACATCTTGGAAATGATTACAGTATACAATATGTACATCATAAGACAAAAGGGCGTGATAAAATTCTACAAGATTTCAGGGAAGGGAGAATTGATGTGCTAATTGCTACTACAATCATTTCTAGAGGTCAAAATTTCCCTGAATTGAAATATCTTCAGAATACTGCATCAATGGATTCTAATGAAAAATCGATACAGATATTGGGACGTCTTGCAAGAACTCACATGAATAAGAAGAAGGCATATCTTGATGACCTTCAATTCCCTGGTCATTACCTTAAGAGGCATGGCAATCATAGAAAAACGTATTATCAGAAAGAAAATTTAAAGGTAATCAAGGTGGAGGGATAATACGCACGCGTATGCGTATATACTTACCTGTATATCTCTATTAGTATTTAGTATACTAAATACTAATAGAGGTTTATATAGCTAAAGCTATATAAACTTATACTTTCTATACTTACTTTAGTAAGTCTTTAAGCTAAAGCTTAATAATGCGCACGCACGCATAAGGGATTGCCTGAAAGTTAGTGCATATACTATTCTACATCAATGAAACAGAAAAAACCTATTAACTATTGAATGATATCAAACACTCGAATATATGGCTAAGAAAAAGAAAGACAAACTTAAAGATGCCAGGGAAGAATTAGAATCAGGTGATATCCTTGAACCAATGGATATTTCTAAGTTGGGAACAAACGGAGATGTATGCTTTGGTAAGCATTATGATCTTTCAACCAAGGAATGCAAGATGTGCGGGGATTCCGAATTATGTTGTATCAAGTTCACAGATCTAATGGGTAAGACCAGAAAGGAATTAGAAGCTGATACCCAATACAAGGATTTGGAACCTTTGATTGATATGGCAGGTTGCAAGAAGTATTACCGTAAATTGGTAAGGGATAAACTTGGTAAGAGAGAAATACTTGATAAGCTTCAGAGTAGGTTTGAATTATCACGTAAAGAAGCAAGAGACTTATACCGTAAATTTAACAGTAAATAACATGATTCAATTAGAGTTCACAAAGATTCGGGAGGTTAAATCCCCCAACCGAGCAAACGAAGGGGATGCAGGTTTAGATTTCTATATCCCTAAGTTATCAGAAAAGGATATACTAAGGGTGGGGGAAAAAGATTTACGTGATATGGTTGGTATCAACCGTAAGATGTATAGTAAAGGTTATATCAAGTTCAATGGTATGGGAACTGATGATCTTTATGTAATCGTTAAACCTCATGGAAGGTTGCTTATTCCATCAGGTATAAAGGTACTGATCAATCCCAAAGAGTCTATGCTAATGGCAGCAAACAAATCTGGGGTTGCTACTAAAGATGGGTTGACATTCACTGCAGAGATTGTGGATAGTCCATATACTGGTGAAATGCACATAGGTATACAAAATAATTCACCTGAAGAAGTATGGATACCTCTTCAACAGGATAAGAAGATAATGCAGTTCATACATGTTCCAATCCTACTTTCAAATCCCATAGAGATACCTAATGAGGAGTATGAAGAGAAAGCAAAGGACTGGGGAACAAGAGGAGACAAAGGATTTGGTGCACACGATAACAAATAAGAAGATGGACTCGAGGGACATAATTCAGGAACCTGGTATCATACCCGGTGATAAGTATTTGGAAGAGATATACTCTATGCAAAAAGAACTGTTATCTGGTTATATAGGCATAGAGGGATTACCACAATACCCAATAGACATAAATACTAAGGCATCACAATCCTTGTTGAAGGATTTCACTGCTAGAGTGGTAGAGGAATTATCAGAGGGATATGAATCATTCCAAGCTATCAGTGAAAGTATGAGTAAAAATCATTGGAAGTTAGCTAATGGTAATTGTGAAGACTCAATCTACATTGAATTGTTAAACAATCTTCAAAATGCCAATGAAGAGAATGCAGATGCAATACACTTCTTTGTAGAGTTGCTAATATATGCAAATGTAGGTCCAGATGACATTATGTCATATATGGAGAAGTATGCTAAGGATAATCACTTCAATAAGATTGAAATTGATAGTTTCAATGAAATGATAGGTGATGTATTATATACTGCTCAGAATATGGGAGTGAAATGGTTGATGGATGAGGGTAATATTGATGTTACACTTAATCATCAAAAGATAGATCTCTTAAAGTGGTATGAGAATAAAGATAGTGGATCTTTACCTGAATACAACATAAACTTATTAGTTGGTGGTAGGATGTATAACTATGAGGACTATGAAATTCAATATCCATACATACTGTGGAAGATAACCCATCACCTTAACATTGCTCGTAACTTTTTGAAGAATAAGCCTTGGAAGCAATCTCAGGTAATGACTCAAGAGTTAAAGTACCAGGCTGAATTAGTGAAGGCATTCATATATTTCTGTGGATACCTTGGATGGATAGGTATGGATTCAAAGGAAGTATTCTATATCTACTTCAAGAAGAACCACGTTAATATGTTCCGTCAAAAGTCGAAGTATTAATATGAACATAGTAAAGAGCAATAGGCCAGTAGATGCTTGGGAGCAAATACTTGAAAATTTTTTGGTTAAGAAACCAGAATGGTTTAGTGAAGGGATAGGGTATAACTTAACCGATTCATTATTCACTTATGATCTGGTAGTAGAGATATCAGAAGCTAAGTTTGATCCAGAATTTGATTTTGGTAAGTTATTTGGATATACAGCTACTAAGTGGACTGGATTAATAACTAATTACATTGATCTTGATATTCTTGATCAGGCAAAGTTAATGATAAGGAAGTTAGAGGAGAATAAGGCAGTAAATAGGAATTATCACATCGGTTTCCATTTTGCTGACAATCATGGCAGTGGAAAAGGATGCTTGGTTGGAGGTATATTCTCCCGTAAGATTGGGGTTGATAATCCTGAGGTAACAGTAATCATACGTTCATCCGAAGTAGTTACAAGGTTGCCAATAGACATGTTGCTGTTCTGTCGTATTGGACAGTACATTTATGGTCATGATAATTTTTCATTGAAGTTAGTTATCAAGGCTGCTTGGGCAAATGATACTACCATACTTCTATATCAGAATATAAAGGACTTAAAAGAGTTCTTGAAAGAAAACTGTAATGATGAGGCTCGTAGGAAAAAGATACGTAAGTCACTGAAAAAATTAATGACAAGTGATGAGGCTAGTTATAAAACCTATGGCAACAGTTTTAGAGCTTTCAAAGTACTTAGGAAAGATTTAGGATATAAGCAAAAATCAATGTTGGCCTCTGACTTAGAAATTGGAGATTGGGATGGAATTCCATTACCAGAGGTATGTCCATCAATTCTAAAGCGTAACATGATAAAGAAGACATATCTTAAGTTCACAGAGAAGTATGGCCTTAAACTAAAGTTGGAAGAGAATACAGAGAAGAAAAAGAAAAAGTTGATATCATTCTCTTCACCTGATGAAGATGATATGGATGATAACGAACCAATAGCTGAGGCTAATGAGTAAGTTAAAAGTAAAGAATAACCTGTTAGTGTTCCGAAATAGCATGAAAGCTTGGGAGGGGCTTAACAGGTTATTCTTATTCAATATTCCCGGTTTGGATATTGAAAGAATTGGTAAAGCTCAATATATAAATGATTTGGTTATTTATATTAAAGAACCTCTAGTAGACCCGGAATTTGATTTTGGAAGGCACTTTAATTATACATCTGCTAAATGGAAATCTTTGATAGCTAATTATATAGATGAGAATTCAATGATTGATCTGAGACAAGAAGTGGTGAGATCATTGAATTCAAGAAAGATTTTCAACATAGGGTATCAGTTTGATAATAAGCATGCACATGGAAAGAATTGTTTATTATCATTGACAGTATCAAAGAAAGCTGGTATGGATTATCCCATGATAACGGTATTCATGAGGGCTTCTGAAGTAACTAAAAGACTAATATGTGATCTTTTATTAATACAAAGAATTGGTGAATACATATTCACTGGGGATAAATTCTGTATATCAATACACTTTAGTCAGATATTCAATGATGATACGGTATTATTGATGTACCATGCTCATGAGGATCTATTAAAGCTTAGTGATAGAATTGGTATATATGATAGTAATTGGTATGATAGGCTGAAGTATCTACTAAAAGTAGATCCCGATAAGATAAAGTATAAGGTACATAAAAGAGCATTGAAAGTACTTAGGCCAGAATTATTCAAATATCCAAAAACTCTGGCAAAAGATTGTACACTTGGTAATGAAGACTGGCTACCTTTCTAAGAAAGGGAAGTCTATTGAATTGCAAACATAAAAAAATTATAACCATGAGAATATATTCAAATCCCTACGAATTGATGTCTGAGACTGCCCGTAATATATGGGAGATGGGTACAGAGGTAAAACCAAAAACTTACCAAAACAAAGTAATAGAAGGCAAAGATGAGTTCATAACTAAAGAGCTTATTTGTGAACAATATTGCTTAACTCACATGGATGATCCATCTCCATTATTTGTATTTACCAAATCTAAAGATTGGGCAGATGCCGAATTTAAAGAGAGAATTAGTGGAGTAATGGAAAATCCAGGTAAAGCTTGGGAATTACGTAAAGATATCTGGGAAGAGTTCTTAGTAAATGGGTTCTTTGATTATACCTATGCTGAACGTATGAATGAGACAGTTTCATATAAAGGCAAGGCATTTTCTAAAATAGAAGCAATTATAGAGTTGTTAAAAACAGACAACGATACTAGAAAAGCCATACTAAATATATATGGTGAGGATGGTTTTAATGAGGATTGTGATTCAAACTATCTTGGTGGTGAACATAGAATACCATGTTCAATGTATTATGATTTCCTTATCCGGGAGAATGCCAGAGGAGAAAAGCAATTAAATATTTGCTATCACCAAAGATCATCCGATTTTGTAACTCATTTCGGAAATGATGTATATTTGGCATGGAGACTGATGGAATATGTAGCTAGTGAAGTAGGAATTAAACCTGGATATTTATATCATACTATTGATAGTTTGCATAGCTATAAAAAAGATTGGGTTAAGCTTAAGACATCAATCCAAACTGAATTGAGATAACCTCAGAGGGTAATTGGTAATTGAAATGATGTTTTGTTCTGGGAATCGAGTTTAGTAGTGAAGAAATTACCATTACCCTCACAAGGGCCCATAGCTCAGTTGGTAAGAGCAGCGGACTCATAATCCGAAGGTCGGGGGTTCAAACCCCTCTGGGCCCACCAAGGATTTTCTTATTTTGCGCGTGGACAACAGTCCTGGTAAATTCGGAGGTACTAGACAGTAGTGATACAGGCTGGTACCAATTACGGGAGTAGCACAGTCAGGTTAGTGTACTTGCTTTGGGAGCAAGGGGTCGCAGGTTCGAATCCTGTCTCCCGTACTAATTAATAAAAGCTCGGATGGAGAAATAGGTAAACTCATCAGATTTAAGCTCTGACGGTCATTGACCTTGCGGGTTCGACTCCCGCTCCGAGTACATAGTATCAAATACTCTTGTCTTATGAATGATGTTATAATTACCATGGCTGGAAAGGGTACAAGAACAAATAAAGAAGTACCCAAACAATTCTTAAAAGTATCACAAGATAAATACCTATTTGAAATCTCATTAGATAAATTTATACGTACTGGATGCTATCGTAAGATAGTTCTTGTTGTGAATCCAGAGTATGTAGAGTGGGTAAAAAATAGAATATCTAATAACTATCCAGGTAAATTAGGCAGATTAATCACAGTAATACCAGGTGGTGATACTGCACAACACTCGAGAATCTTAGGATTTGAAAGCTTATTAACAGATGAGGAATCACTTTGGCCAAATACAGTTACTTTCCATGATGGTGTAAGAGTTGGTTTCGATGAAAATCTACTAACATTCATGATTAATAATTGTAGGTTTAATAGCACTGCATATGTACCGTATATTCCAGCAACTGGTACATTAAGATTAGATTCTGATAAGGTAGTATATACTAAGGATAAGTACATGAGGCTTCAGACTCCCATGGTATTTCCATTTTACCAATTCTATGGATGTTATAATAAGGCAAAAGATAAGGGTATAGAATACCAAACAGCTTCTGATTTGTATGAAGACAACGGCGGTTTAGTGAACTATGTAATGGGTAATAGATTGAACTTCAAGGTAACTTTCGCAGAAGATATTGATGTAGTAAGATTATTATACAATCATGAATAATATGAGTTATATTAGTAATCATATCCATAATGGTAATCTAATAAGCAACCTTAGGAGAGAAGTATGGGATATAGAACTAGATATGTTAGATCTAGTAGTTAATATATGTGACAAGATAGGAGTAAAATATTATCTTGATGCAGGTACACTATTAGGTGCAGTTAGACACCAAGGATTCATACCTTGGGATGATGATATCGATTTGGTAATGTTCAGAGATGAATATGATAAGTTTATATCATACTGTAGGGAAAATTTAGAATATCCATATTTCTTACAAGTACCAGATACTGATAGTTCTATCTATCAACATGCTAAGATAAGAAGGAGTGATACTACTGCTATATTGGAAAATGATTTAGAGGCTAATTGGGATTTTAATCAAGGCATATTCATAGATATATTCCCATTAGATAGAGTTCCAGAAGATAAGGGGAAAAGGGAAAGATTTCTATATGAATTGCAATTAATTAAACTAGAACTCTTCTTTTTAAAGAATAGGAGCTGGAAATTTGCTAATATTCCCCTTGAAAGGGAAAGAATGAATTACCTTAAAAACCTTTATGAAAAGAATAGGAAAAGGTATAATAACACTCAAGAGAATTGTTGGGCAACATTAGCTTTTCCTGAACATAACAATATCATAAAGAATATTGATTTTTACAAGAACCAATATCCGGATGTATTCTTAACATTTGAAGGTAGAGATTTGAGAGTACCGAATATTTACCATGGAGTATTGGAAGACATATATGGAGAGGATTACTTAATTCCCCAGAAATATCCTGGATTACATGGTAGGATATTGGTGAATACTCATAAAACATATAAAAACAATATGGAAGACTTTCAAATATTGAAGTAGGTTATAGACAGTATACCGTAAAAAGTATACTGTCTTATTGTCGAATAAGCTAAAGAATCTCAACAGAGTTATGGTTTATTAAATAACTATTGAATACTGCAATATTTAATAATATTATAGATGGAGTCAAGATATGCCATAATTAAGAGTTTTTCACAGGTTAAGAAACTTGTGAAAGCTTGTCTGAAGACAGGTATAGCTTCAATTGACTATGAGACCAATGCTGAAGGCATATACAATAAAACATTCAGACCAACCATTCTATCAGTAACTTTTCAGGTTGGTTCTGGAGTATCTATTCCATTATGTCATCATGAATATGATAACCCTCATTGGAAAAAATGGCTTCTATACTTTGGTAGAAAAGTAGTTGAGAATCCAAAAGTAACCAAAGTAGGTTGGAATCTGAAGTTTGACCTTCAGATATTTGAGTTGTATGGTATATATGTAAGAGGTACAGTATTAGATGGTATGTTAATGAAGTACCTCTTAAATGAAGAGAGACCGAATGACCTTAAATCGATGGTTCGTAGGTATTTACCAGAACACGGGGATTATGAGAAGGCAGATAAGTTTGATAAGATACCATGGGATAAAAAGCCATTAGAACAACTTTGCAAATATGGATGTCAGGATACAGATTATACCTTACGATTATCTATGTTCTTTGAGAACAAATTGATAGAAATAGGTATGTATCCTTTATTAAGGCATTTGATAATGCCAGCTTCCAGGGTATTGCAGCATGCAGAAAAAACAGGATTATACCTTGATAGAAAGTTCAATCAAGAATTACTTGAATCTTACAAACCAAAGATTGATCAAGCAACTTCTGGTTGCTTGAATCTTCCAAGAGTAAAAAGATTCTCTAGATGGCTTATCCAAGAAAGAATAAGCAAATACATTTCTTCAATTGAAAGAGAACTTGAAGATTTGGATTATAGTGATCCAAAAGATGCAAGGAAGATAGCTAGCAGGGAACAAAAAATATCCAATATAAGAGCTGGTGTATTTACAACAAAGAAGGAATTAGAATTAACCAGGGATATAAATCTTGGTAGTCCAGTAGACTTACCGATGTTGTTATATTCTGAAAAAGGGTTCAAATTCCCTATTATAAAATACACAAAGGATAAGACTACCAATCGTGATACTGATAAGCCAAGTACTGATGAGGATACATTGGTAGAACTTCGGTTGTCAATTAAGAATCCAGAAAGTCCAAAAGCAATATTCTTGGATAATCTACTCAAGTTGAGAGGATTGAAGAAGATGTACACTACATATATAGAAGGGTGGCATGATAAAGTACAGGATGATAGTAAATTACATGGTAGATTTTTGATACATGGAACAACAAGCGGTAGATTGAGTTGCATAGGTGGAGATACAAAAGTATTAACTCAATATGGAGAAATACCGATTATAGATATTAAGGATTGGATTGGTGAAGGATTATGTGCCATGACCAAAGACGGGTGGCAATTAATAGAAAACTTCATATATAAGGGTGTTGATGATATGTATGAAGTAACACTTGAAGATGGTACTTCTATTCAATGTACTTTAGATCATAAATTTATAACCAATAAAGGTACTAAAAGATTAAGGGAAATTTACAACAAATACCGAAATACTATTGATTCTAAAATTAAACTTTTAAGATATGTCCCAGACTACGAACAATAGGCAAAAGGTATTCGAAGATAAATCTATCAACGGTCCAAGGAGAAAATTAAAGTTAATAGTAGAGGATGGTAAAAGATATATAAAGAAAGAAGATCTTTTACATTACTTCTTTCAAGAGAATTGGAATATAGAAGACTTTAATTACCATTTTGGCATTGGTCATAGGATAGTGAGAGGTTCTCTATATAAATGGTTTACTAGAGAAGAAATAGAGGAATCTCATAGAAAGAAGATTGCTAATAAACAGATTGGTAGTAATAATTCTAATAGGATTAATTGGTATAAGCCTCGTAAGCTTATACCTTTATTGGATTTAGAAGAAGCCGTTAAAAAATCTACTTGTAAACAGGATTTGAAGGAGAGACTACAATTAACTCCTTGGGAATTGTCACACATACAACAGTTCTATAACTTTAAACTACCAAATAGATCTCCTTTACTTAATACTAAACTACAGTATTCTCTTTCTATATGTGATATAAAACTTTTATGTAAAGTTATTACTGGGATGGGATGGGAAGATGTATTTTTCTATAATACTCCTAAGGCTATCTATAAAATGGATTGTCTTATTTGGGAACTTAGGAAGATAAATCGTTCTTTGAGGAGAGCTTTTAGAAAACAGATAGTAGCCAATGGTATTAAGTTTCCTACAAATTTGATAGAGTATAAATTTCACAAAGCTCTAGAAAAATGGGTATAGAACATGAAATACAATATTATATACCAGAACATAATATACATCTAGACTTTTTAATAATGGGTCATTACAACTTGGAATTAGATGGAAATTTGCATGAAGAAGAAGCCGATAGAGGTAGAGACCGTATTCTCAAATCTCTTGGCTATAAAATTATAAGACTAGATTTAAAATCTCTAAATCTTACTAGATTCTCAAAAGAAAAGGAGGTAAGGAAATGTATAAAGAAATTGGTATTACCAAAGTTAAACCGATAGGTAAGAAAGGTGTATATGATTTATCCGTTATGAACTGTCATCAGTTTGTGGCTAATAATATCCTAAATCATAATTCTCAAGAACCAAACTTACAGCAAATCCCAAAGACTTCAGTAGACCCAAATATAAAGAAGCAATTAGTAGCCCCAGATGGTAAGTTGTACATGGCTCTTGACTACTCTCAAGCAGAGTTAAGAATCATGGCTCATCTGTCTGGGGATGAAACATATCTTGAGGCTTTTGCAAAAGGTCAGGATCCTCACCTTGCTATTGCAGCAAAGAAGTATGGGGTATCATATGAGGAAGCATATAAAGCTTACAGTGATGAACAACACCCAGATCATAATCTTTGGAAGAACCGAAGAAAGCAGGCAAAACAGATTTGCTTCGGTATTATCTATGGTATTCAGAAGAAACTGCTTGCAGTTAAATTGTCAGATCCAAAAGCTGGTATTATTGTAACACCAGATGAAGCTCAGCAGCAGTTAAATGAATTCTTCTATGAACATCCTAAGATTAAAAAGTTCATGATTCATCAAGAAAAGGTATTGATTAAGCATGGGTATATAAAATCTTTGTTCGGAAGAAAGAGAAGGTTACCTCAGGTATATTCCGATAATGAACAAGAAGCAGCATACGCAGTACGATTATCTGTTAATATGCCATGTCAATCAGCAGCATCTGATATGAACTTATTTGCTTCAGTATTAAACTATTGGAAAATGAGACAAGGTAAGTTGCCATTTATGCAAGAGACTTGTAATGTTCACGATGCTACCTACTATTTGGTGAGGCCAGAATATATAAATACATGGGTAGTACATGAAATATGGGAAACTTGTCGTAACCCTAATACAAAAGAATATTTTAACTTTCAGATAGACGACGTCAATATGAGCATGGATTTTGTTATAGGACGTTCAATGGCAGAGGAATTACCATTTATACCCGGTTATGATTATAGGAAAATGCTTAAACCAGATTTTAATCCAGATGAGTACTTAGAAGAACATCGTAAGTACAGAGGTATTGAAATAGAAGATTACCCTAAGTTGTATCCAGAAGAGATAGCTAGGAATAAAATGGAATTTGAGAAAAGGATATATGAAAGGTAATATACCATACTTTGATTGTTATCATGTTACAAGAAGTGGTGATGTATACTCCAAGTATAAAGACAAAGTTACTTGGAGGAAAATGGCTAAGAGAAAGAAGAATAATGGTTACATTATAGTAAGCTTAAGAAATAACGATGGGGTTAAGTATACATTTAACATACATAGGTTAGTAGCTGAAACTTATATACCTAACTCAGATAATAAGCCATGTGTAGGTCATAAAGACAATAATAGGGAAAACAATACAGTAGAAAACTTATACTGGTGTACTCATAAAGAAAATACTAAACAATGTATAGATGATGGTAGATTTAATATACCAAGCCAAAAGTTAAATGATGAGTCTATAAATAGTATGATAGAAGATTATGAAAGTGGTATGAGTAACATACAGATAAAGGCCAAATACAAAATAAGTATTATGACCATGTATAAATACTTCAACGAAAGAGGTGTTATATGGAAAAAAGTCAAAAGGTAGTACGGTTATCCCAGATTAAGAAAAATACCTTGAAGATACTTTTTCAAGGGAAGACCTATGAGATTGATTTAGATCAGGAGCTTATGATTGATGAGAACTTGGTTAATCAGTCTTTAAGAAAGAGCCCTTCTAATTATGCTTTACTTGTAATGGTTAGGGATAGGCTTATCTATAAAAGGGATAAGCTTGAAAAAGCCAAAGATCAAGCATATAGCAAGGCATGGCTTTATTATAAGGAGTCAGGTAATGTAAATAATGAGGCAGCTTCACATAAGGCAGAAAATAATAAAGCCTATCAAGGAGCTTTGAAAAGGTATATGAAGGCAGAATACAATGCAAATAAGTTCATTGGAATATGTCGTGCATACGAGTCAAGAGAAAACATATTGAGAACTGTATCAGCTAACTTACGTAAACAACAGTAACTATGTCAAAAGTAGAATTAAACCTTCTTTCAGTAGAAGAAGCAAAATGGTTAAACGAAAAACTGAAAGGTGTAGGAACACCAACAGGTGGGAGGGTATTAATTGTATCCCCGAAGGTAACATCAGAGACTAAAACTCAGAGTGGTCTTTATATCCCACAGGATCATGATAAGGATACTGTACCACGTAAAGGGGTAGTAATTCAAGTTGGGTATATTACCAAAGAACAGGAAGTAGATTATCCAGGTCTTCAGGTTGGTGCAGTAGTAACTTATGGTCTATATGCAGGTAAAGAATTAGATGTAATAGACCTTCCTGATCAGGTAACAACTATATTATCACTGAACGAGATACTTTATATTGAAACCAATAAATAAAGCTATGAAAGAGAAAACTAAAAAGAGTTCAAGTAGTGTAATGACTACTAGAGAGAAAATGCTCGCTAGAAAGAAGGATTTAGAAAAGCGAGGTGGTGGTGGAGGGATGATATATCCAAAAGAAGGAACAATACGAGTACGTATTAAATCCCGAGGTGCCGATGAGGAACTTGGTATAGAAGTTGTTCAATTCTACCTTGGTCCAAAGGATGGTGGTATCATATCCCCGGCAACATTTGATGAGCCATGTCCTTTCATGGAGAAATTCCAGGAGCTTAAGAATTCTGATGATCCAGATGATAAGGCACTTGCATCTAAGTTAGTACCGAGAAGAAGGTATATATTAGGGGTAATAGCTTATAAAGATACAAAGGGAAAAGAGGTAGATCCTGATAAGATTGATAAACCCATGATGGTACCCCGTTCGGTATATCAGGATATCATAGATTTATACCTTGATGAGGAGGATTGGGGTGATATGACCGATCCCATTGAGGGGTATGATATTAAGATTACCCGAACTGGATCTGGTAAGATGGATACAAGCTATTCTGTATCACCCTGTCAGAAAACCAAGCTGGATAAGAAATACCGAGATGATGTAGATCTTGAGAAAGCAGTAAGAGCAAGTATCCTTTCTTATGATCAATTGGAAGAGAAGTTGGCATCTTTCCTTAATGAAGGAGGTGATGATGAGGATGAAGATGATGCACCCGTAAAATCTTCTAAGAGCAAGCTAGCAGATAAAAAGAAGAAAAACGGAAAGAAATATAAAGGTGATATCTAAAATCTCTAGATATATACCTAAACAGGGAGTGGGGTATAGTTTATATCCCACTCTTTTCATCTAATATCAAATAAGTATGACAAGAAAGGCAAAAGCTCCTAAGAAATCAGGAGGCAGGAAATTTAAGGTACCAACACAAAATGAGATACTCAAGAAGTATGGGTCATCTTTACAATTTAAAGCTAGTACCATAAATCATCATGGATTATGGATTCCATCTACTTTCTTTGCTCTCAATTATCAAATGGGTGGTGGTGTACCATTCGGTAAGATAATTGAAATAATGGGTGAGGAATCATCTGGAAAATCACTGATAGCATATAACTTTGCTTATGCTACTCAACAACTAGGTGGTCATGTAATATGGGTAGATGCTGAACAAGCATGGATGAATTCATGGGCAGAAGAGAATGGATTGGATCCCGAAAGAGTAACAGTATTAAATGATACCCGTATAGAAACAATATCTGATGCAATAGCAGACTTGGCAATATATTGGAGATCAAAGTTAGTGAATAATGAACCAATCATAGTTGTGATAGATTCAATAGCTGCTCTTGATTCAATAGAAGCCATAGATGCAAAGATGGCAGATGGTAAAGCCGAAATGGGTAACCGAGCTAAGCAGATATATAAGATGTTCCGAATAAGGAATGAATTATTCTATCGCTTAGGTGTAACTATGGTGTGTATCAATCAATTGCGTAGTAAACTGGGAGCAGGATTTGGTCAAGATACTAACACAACTCCCGGAGGTGCTGCTCTTAAGTTCTATGCTTCAATAAGGTTGGCTTTCTTTTCAGGTAAGACTCTAAAGATTAAGTATAAAGGCAAGGAAAGACGGGCGGGTAAGTATGTAACTATTCAGATGAAAAAGAACAAGGTATCTCCCCCAAGAGAAACCATATCTAAAGCCCCGATATATTTCAACCCAAAGTATCATGAGATTGGATTCGATAGATACTTCTGGTTAGAAGAATCTTTAGAAGATGCTGGTGTAATTGAAAAGCTTGGTGGAGGTACATACGTGTTCGAGGGTAATAAACTATGCCGTGGTGAAGATGCTTTCCATAGGTTGATAGAAGAAGATGGAGATCTTAGGAAAAAATTACTCAGGGCAGCAGGAATAAATACCATAGGAACTACTAAGCGTAAGCTAAAGAAGATTACACGAAATATGTTCCCTGTTGATGAAGATTTAGACTATGAATCTCAAATAGAATCAGATGATACAGAAGAAGATGAAATCATCCCAGACGAGGGGTAGAAAGCCAAGAATGCTTATGGTAGTGGACGGTAGTAACCTTGCTCACCGTTCATACCATAAGTTTAAGAATCTTAAAGCTAATAATGGAGCTGGAACAGGATTAGTATATGGGTTCTTAAGAATATTTGGTTCATACCTTGTAAGGTTTAAGCCAAGTCATGTGGTAATTACATTTGATACACATAAGAGTAAATCATCAAACTTCCGTAATGACTTATTGGAGGGTTATAAAGCTCACAGAAGTAAGGTAAGTATGGATTATGAAGACTTCAATAAACAATTGGCTTTGTTGAGAAGGATATTGAGATTACTTGGAGTTCAAATGATCATAGACAATAAAGGATTGGGACATGAATCAGATGATTACATTGCTTGGTTAGTAATAAACCATAAAGGCAAATCACTGATAATATCCTCTGACAAAGACTTCTGTCAATTGTTAGATAAGAAGGTAAAGATATTCAACCCAAGTAAAGAAACTCTAGTACATAACCAGACATGTAGAGAGATAATGGGATATTCAGCAGAAGAATGTGTTGACTACTTAATACTCAACGGAGATAAGTCAGATGACATACCTGGTTATTATGGTATGGGAGAAGTAAAGACTAGATCATTCCTTGATAAATTTGGTAGTATAGCAGATTTTATTAATGATAGTGAAGCAGAATTCAAAGGTATAGAAAGAGATCAATTAGAAGAGTTATATAAGAAGAATAAGTCTCTGATAGATCTGAGATCTGCTTTGAATCTGTATCCCATAAAGAAAGTCCCTTGGGTAAAAGGATGTACTAATAATATAAGGAAAGATAGGTTATTCATGGTATTAGATAAGTTTAACCTAAGATCTTTCAAGATACCAGATTTTTTAGAACCATTCAAAAAACTACAGACTTATGTATCACGGTAAGTATCAAATTATGTTCACCGGTGTTTCTGGAGTAGGGAAAACTACTATAGCTAAGGAAATAGCCGAATTATTGAATATACCCTTCATATCTGGGTCATATTCAGACTTAGTACCAGAAACAAAAGATATGCCCCATGCTGATATGATTCAGCAAGATGCAAAGACGGTATTCATGCAAGATATGCAAGTATTGAATCTACGTAACAAAGCTTTCAGAATGGAGGATAACTTTGTAACAGATAGGTCATACTTTGATTCTGCAGCATACTTCATTAATAAGTTATCTCACAGGATTGAAGAATGTGATTTGGATCATGCTATAAACTTATGTAGAATGTTACTTGGTCAACAGTGTACACATTTGATATTCATACCATTTTCGGATAAATTCTTTAATGAGTGGGTAACTGAGAATAATGGTAAAAGGGTATTGTCAAAGTACTACCAATATCAAGTATCTCAAATAATGTATGGTTTATTAAAAGTATGGGGATATAAACCAGATTCAAAAATATATCAACTATGTAATGGAGTTCCCAATACAGGGGTGATGGATATAATGGGTTATAAGGTAAAAGTTCTCATACTTGATGAGATGAATCACGAAAAGAGAGAATACTTAATTAGGAAGTTTCTTCAGTTATGAAGGTAATAGGAATAGCATTTTCTGACTTGCACTTAGGAGAATATTCTAAGTTCAATGAGGATAACAAGAGGACCCTGAATCATATAAGGGTCCTCTATTTGATTAAAGACTTATGTATCAAGTATAAATGTCCTGCATTCTTTTGCGGGGATTTTATGCACCGTCCAGAATTTATAAGTACTTCACTGGATGAAATTATAATTGAACAGTTCGAAGAATTAAATAGGTGTGAAGAATTCAACATATATGGTATATCAGGGAATCATGATTTACAGAAGAGTAATACTATAGAGAGGAGATCATCATCTCATTGGGCAAATTTATGTCGTAGGTATTCATTCTTACACAATATAGATTTTTCATACCATGATTTTGGTAAGTTCAGAGTAGTAGGTATCCCATATATTGATCACAATAAAGGGTTGGATAGTTTGATAAAAGCTGAATTGAAAGGGGCTATGTTAAAGCCAACCATATTATTGTTACATACAGACTACCCAGGAGCTAAAGATACAGATAACACTGAAGTTGGAACAGTAGAGAATTTGAATGTAAACCTACTAACCAAATTCAAGTTAGTATTGATAGGTCATATACATAAACCTCAAAGGTTAGGGAAGAAAGTATACATGGTTGGGGCTCCTTTACAACAAAGAAGAACAGATCGTAATTGTAAACTTGGTTATTGGAAAATATATGAAGACTTCTCAATGGAATTCAAGCCATTCAAAGGCTTTCCTAAATTTGTGGATGTATCATCAGAAGATGAAATTATGGATGATGGTAATTACTATACGGTCATTGCTAGTAAGTCTAAAGTTATGGAAGTAGAAGATACCCCTCAAATAACCAGGGAACTTTCTAAGAAATCCATGGTAAGGAGGTATATGAAGGCAAAGGGGATAAAAGATAAGGAAAAAAAGACAACTCTGTTAAAGGTAATAAAGGAGGCAGAATGATACAGTTCGGTAATATCATAATAGAGGGTTTCTGTTCTATACCATATTTAGAATTAAATCTTGGTTCAAGGGGAATAACCATAATAAGGGGAGCTACTGGAGAAGGTAAGACTACAATCTTATCAGCTTTGGTATGGGCAGTATATGGTAAGAATATAAAAGGTAAGTCAGATGTTAATACTTGGGAGAAGTATAGACAAAAGAATTATCATGGTACTAAAGTAGAGGTATACTTTAGTAAAAGTGGTAAAATCCATAAGATAACACGTTGCCTTAAATATAAGGGTGAAGTAAATGGATCAAAAGGAAAAGACAGACTTATTTATGAGATAGATGCTATAGAGGTATCAGATAAAAATAAGAATGATATACAAGCGCTTATAGTAGCTGATTTAGGTATGTCTTATGACCTTTTCATGAATTCGATAATGTTTGGTCAGGGAATGAAAAGGTTGATACAAGAATCTCCCTCTGATAAGAAAGACTTATTCGAGGAGATATTTGAATTGGGGTATATCTCTAAGGCAAGGGAAATTGCCAAGGGATACTACACTAAATCATTAGAAGAGTATAATGATATCCATCAGAAATATTACTCGATCAAAGAAAAGAGACAGTCAGTGCAAAGGATGCTTGATGACTTAAAAGAACAATCAAAACATATAAAGACCGATATCTCTTCAAAGATAAGGTCACTTGAAAAGAAGTTATCCATGCTAGCTAAGGCTAAAAAATCAAATGAGCTTAAGGATACAGTAACTCAGAAGAACCTAATTGAACAAAAGATACAAGAAGCAAAGGATTCTCAAAGGGAATTACTTAATAGAATAAATGATGCCAGAAGTAAAACTAAGGTATCTCTAGAAGAGTTTATTGGTATTATTATAAAGTTATTAAAGAAAGGGGATATTAAGAACTCTTTGAAACGTCTAATTGGTGTTAAAAAAGCATTCGGAGACATAGAGAAGTTTCAAGATAAATATTCCAAGATATCAGATAGCATATCAAGCTATCGTGATCAGTTAGAGGATATAAAAGATAAAGAATACGAATCAAAAAAGGTACAGAGAGATATAGACAATATAGAGGCTGAAATCAAAAACTTATCCTCAGAGAAAAAGACTGGTGTTAACGTAAGCCTTATTAAGAAGTATAAAGAACAATTATCTACCTTAACAGATAAGTTGTCTGATATAGAAAATCAGATGGAAGAAAAGAAGGTAGTGGTAGATAATTACAAATGGGTGATGGATGATCCACTTGGTAACAGGGGAATAAAGGCGTTCTTATTTGAAAGCTCATTAGATATATTGAATGAGACTCTTGATTCATACTCAGAAGTATTGGGGTTCAGTATATTGTTCTATGTGGATATACAAGGTGTGAAGAAAGACTTCAATACCCAAATCATAATGGATGGTATAGAAGTATCCTATGAAGAGTTATCTGGAGGCCAGCGACAATTGGTCAACTTAGCTATGGCTTTTGCCATGAATGAAGTGATGACTAAAGCTAAGGGTATAAATATAGCATTCTTGGATGAGGTATTTGAAAACCTTAGTTCAGAATATATTGATTTAGTGATAGGTTTAATACGAAAAATATACAGAGATAAAACCCTATACTTAATCTCACATCAAGAATCACTTCCAATACCAAATGCCAGGGTGCTTACTGTGACCAGAGAGAGGGGCCTTTCACAATACCAATAATGACTATTGGTCATAAAGGTATAAAATCATGAGAAAGAACAGTAAAAGCAAAGGTAATCGATTTGAAAGATCTGTTTGCAAGGCATTCCAAAATTGGTCAGGATATGAATTTTCTAGAACTCCAGCTAGTGGTGGATTAAGATGGAAAAAAGCAGATAATATATCTTCTGATGTAGTATGTTCTGATCCAAGGCATGCAAAAAGATTTTCTTTATCAGTAGAGTGTAAGAGTTATCAGGATATAAAATTTGAGCATTTACTACTGGGTATAAAAAGTTGTAAAATAAATAGCTTTTGGACTCAAGCTAATAGAGATGCAGAAAGGGCTAAGAAGATACCAGTACTTATTATGAGGTATAATTCTATGCCAAAGGGAGAAGCTTTCTTTATGGTAAATAAAGAAGTGGATTCTTTTTTGAAGGATCAATCACCAGAAATTTCTCGAATGGAAATAAGTACTCCAAAGATACATGTTTTTGTTTATATGTTTAAGGAAGTACAGAGGTTGATAAACTATGGAGATTTACATAAGTATGTACGCAAATTATTAAAGTAATATGAAAACCCCCTACGTATACTGCATATTTAGGCTTGATAGGAAGTTCTATAAGAGAATAAACTCCGATTTAAAGAATAGGGGGTATAAAAACGTGAAGGCCATTATCCCCATTATCAGTGTATTAAAGAAATCACGTAAAGGTAGCAATGAGTACGAAGATGTACCATTATTATTCAATTACGGTTTCATACGAATGAAACCGGAGAAAGCCTTCGATAGATATTACTTAAATAAGCTCAAGAAGGATATACCAGGAATACTTTCATTTTTAAAGTTATTAGACTACAGACCCAAAAGAAAAAGGCTGAGAGTAGATAATGCAGAGGACTTTGATGATTACTCAGTAGTAGCTACCATAACCAGAGAAGAGGTAAAGAAATACAAAAGGATGTCAAAAGCCAATAAGATATTCTCGGCTGATGACATAACAAGAGTAGCTATTGGAGATTATGTAATACTTAGAGGATACCCATTCGAAGGGATTCCAGCAATACTGTTGGAAAATAACCTAAATACTAAGATGATGTTAGTTAGGTTATACCCAGAAATGGATGGTAGTCTGGAAATAGAGGTACCAAGAGAAAATGTATTATACTCTGCATATCATGAGTCAGATGAATATAAGCTATATTCTGCAGACTATGATGTAGATTTATCTCAGATTCCAGATGGTAGTACTGAAGAGATTCTAATGAACAAACAATACTAATATGGAAAGACATCAAGAATTAGCCTGGGATTGTTTGACAGATCCAGAGAAAAATAGCCTAATGTTTATTCAGGGCAACGGGTTATCTACTTGGGAAGCTGGAGAGATTCTAAAGATGCCCCATTATAAGTATTTAGAATTAAAGGCCAGGGCAGAGAAATTCTTTAAGCTATTCTCTGATTACTTTGAATTGCATCCTTCACTGGTAAACCCAAAATCACCAATAGAGCCAAGGTTCAGGGATTACTTATTTGGAGCAATGATCAAAAGGTTATCAAAAGAGGAAGCTAAGATACATTCTGGTGATTCATCATGGTTGTTAACTTCTATAACCAATCCAAGAATCATAAGCAATATGAAGAGGTTGAAAGAATCAGAGAATAAGTGGGATAAAGACCTTTATGCTCTGATTCTTGAGTTTGATAGGTGGAATAATTACAGAATACTACCAAGAATACTGCAAGCTCCCACTGCATACAAAAGAAGATCGACCAAGAAGGATAAGGTATATTTATCATACCTTCATAGAATACCAGATTTCAAGATAAGGCAATTGATAACTGAGTATTGGAAAAATGGTCCATCAAGTAGAAGGTATTTTACAGCTATAGTTTCAGATGAACTTTTTCCAGAAGAAGGGTATGGTGTAATGCCCATAAAAAAATCTGATGATGTTATTAAGGCTATAACAGATTTAAGGATATACATATTCGAAAGTCAAACTATTGCAGATACTTTCGGGTTTTTGGTGACAAGATACTTTGAAAAAACTGTTGATAGTAAAGGTGGATTGAAGTTCTGGAAAGAGTACAGAGAAATAATCCAGAAATCTATTAACTACAAATCAATAAATAACATGGATTTTACATGTGAGACTCTAGATACTGCCTATAAATTACACAGGAAGAGGAATCTAGTATCAAACTCTTAGAATTTTTATACAGATATTTTGTAACTTCGATAAATTTGTTTATATTTGCAATGAAGAAATAAAAATATAATTTTATACTTATATAGATATGCGCAAAGGAAAGAAAAAGGACAAAAGGCCCTTAAAACTAAACAAAGAGAAGATCAAGGTAATGGGTAGTGGGTTAGAAAATATGACCTACAAGGATATGAAGAGAAGGGCAGTTTCTCTTGGTATGCCATTCCCAGATGCTTGTTCTGCAGACTACAATAGGTTGGCTTCATATATTCATCATTCGAATAATAAGCCAGACAATTCCCTCATTGATGAATATGACAAGTGGATGGATAATCAACTTGAATTAGCAGGTTATGATAAAGATGATCCAATGAGAAGTTATCAACTTAATCTCGGATTTATCAGTGAGGATACTGTAACAAAGCAGAAGAAGACAAAGAGAATCAAAGGGTTAGAGAAACCCAAGAAACCTAAGAAAGAAAAGGATGATAACGGTCTTTGGAAAGGAACTAAGAAATCATATGTTTTTGAGCTAACATATAAAGGATTACCAATAGATCGTATTATCAGAAGAGTACAAAAGAAATTCCCGGATGCTAAAGAAAAGTCAATTCAGCAATGGCATAGGGCAGCACTACGTAAACAATAGAAAGAATAGGTATATATGCCAAGAATATGGTATTTTCATAGTCATGACGATTTTGAGGAAGCTTGTTATAAGCTTGGTATACCATGGGTACCACCTGCTATAATAAATAACTCCAGTATATATTTTAAGCAGCTGTGGCTGAGAAAAGTACTTATGGGTAAGATAAAGATCCATAAGTATAGGCAAAGAGATAAACGTTTTCTAGACAGATACAAAAAATGTATTAAAGAAGCTACAGTAGTAAATGGAGCAATAGATCCTGATTCATTACCGCCAGATGTAAGAGCTTATTACTTCGAGAAAAAGAGAAGAGCTGATTTTCATAGGAGACATGGTAAGTTAATAAGGGAGATGGATGTTAAGATATATCTCCATAAATGGTATCCATGGTCTTATAATTACAAGGGGGAACCAGCGGTAGTATTACAAGGATTTTATTCATTAAAGGCTGCTAGACAAAGGTTCTTAATTTATTATGGTAGAGAAAATCTAAGATCAGTTCATTGGATAAAAGGAAAGACTGCATTAGAAAAGAAATTTGTAATAGGTAAATCCCTTTTGATAGGTGGAAAACGTAAAAAGCCGATTTCTAAGATATTGCTTACTGAGGCATATAGAAATGCCAAATCTAGTGCTCAAAGAACTCTTGGTGAAAGACTTGCTAGAAAGAAAAGACTTAGTTCACAACAAAAAGAGAAATACTTTATAAATCTGGTAGAGAAGTTTAATTATGGAGCAAAAGAATATAGAACTTTACTCAAAGCTGTTCCAGAAAAGCTTGTTAAGCTATCGAAGGCTAAAGAGACTGAGTCTAAAAGAAAGAAAACTCTTTACAAAGAAGAGTGATTTTGGATGGGGTCAAATAAAAGTAGCTCTTGCATATAAATCCATAACTAAACGGTCTACCATAAGTTCTATCAGATGGACCAGAAGACATTGGGATGAATATAAAAAGGCAGTATCCCAAAGACTGGGTGATATGCCCCAAGTAAGGAGACTCCTAAAAGAAGAGTTTATTCTCAAAGAACTATTAATTCAAGGATTTGTTCCAATGTCGGAGTTTCCTATGAAAATGAAAACAGGATGGTATGCTTATTTAGTAACTAACCGAAAAGTATGTGGGGATTACTATATATATCCTGAACATTTTGCTCATGATTATAGGGCATATAAAAAAGGTTATAGGGATATTCATATTGCTCTAAATTCAGGTATAGGACAAGAAGGATATACTAGAATATATTACACTGCATATAAAAATGGAATAGCAAAATGACGGTAGTAAAAAAGAAAGAGCCTGAAAATCCATGGGATGGTATAAAGCTCATAGTAGGGGTTAAAAAGTATTATACAGAAACAGATAAGGCAGTTGATGATAATTTTACTCAAGAAGGTGAACCTTTTGAGGTAAAAGGTCAAAATGAATTCATCCAAAAGTTGGAGGATATCAGAGATAAAAATGTATTCTTGAAAGCTATAGCAGTCCAAGAAAATAAAGAGATATATACTCAAAAGTTTATTACAAAACTATAATCAATCAAACAGTTTTCAAACAACTTTTTAATTAATTCAATTATGGCAAAGAAAAAAGCTGCAGCAGCAAAAGAGGTAGAACGCAAGGTTCTTTCTAATGGTGTAATTCTCATCAAGTATGATGACGGTTCCTATGCACTTCTGACTCCTATTTCGGCTGAAGATTCTGAAGATGTATTTGGCGGAGAAGCTGAGGAATCTGATGACGATGATTCGGATGAAGATGAAGATGAGGAAGAAGGTGATGACGATGATGATTCGGATGAAGATGAAGATGACTCAGACGATGAGGAATCTGATGACGATGATGATTCGGATGAAGATGAAGATGACTCAGACGATGAGGAATCTGATGACGATGATGAAGTAACTCCCGAGGATCTGGCCGAAATGGATTTTGAGGCTCTTGAAGATCTTTGCGATGACAAGGAACTTGAAACAGATCCTGATGAGTTTGATGAAGAGGATGTAGAGAAACTTCGGAAGGCAGTAGCTAAGGAGTTGGGTATTGCCTTGCCCAAGGCAAAGGCTGCTTCTAAGAAAGACACTAAGAAAAAGAAGAAGTAAAGGTAATTCCGACTATAACCAAATCCAAGGGAACTTCAAGTTACAATATAGTTCAAACTTCATAGGTGATAATAGGCAATAAACTTGAAGTTCCCTTTTTCAAAGAAACCCATAAAATAAATTAAAGATATGGCAACTAAGAAAAAGGCAGTAGAAGCAAAGGCTGCAAAAACTGAGACTAAGAAAAGCGGTAAGAAGGAATTGACCGCAGAGGAGAAGAAGGCCAAACGTGAGGCCATGAAGGAGCGACTCAAGAACCGGGCACCTGGTCAGCGACCCAACAGCAAGCAGTGCGATATTATCGACCTTGGTGGTGGTAACGTAGTAAAGACCTTTGCAATGAACGTACGTAAGTACGGTGTCCTCATTACGTCGGTAGTAACCGATAAGGATGGTAAGGTAATTGCTGTCTCGAATGAGACCATCCCTGGCGTATCGGTTAAGTCCAAGAAGGAGCACGGGAACCTTGTTCCGAAGATGCCCGGTATGGGTAAGAAAGGCAAGGAAGCCGAGGAAATCGTGGACGATGAGGATGATGAAGATGAGGAGTAGGCTTTATGCCAAATAACCGATTCTGACTTCAGTTTTTGAGTCATGCAGGGGAGGTCATCCAAGTAGCCTGGGTGAACCTCCCCATTTTGTATAGAAATATATGCAAGAAGACGATGATATTATATACCTGGCATTATGTAATCAATTGCAATCATATCAGCTGTTGCTAGAGGAAGAAAAAGATCTTTCCAAAGAAAATAGAATGATGGCGGAATATATTATCTCTAGAACATTGCATTTGATTGAAATATATGCCCAGAAAATAGGAAGTGATACCTCTATTCAAAAACCCAAATGGGACAATTTAACTCGTCAGTAAAGGGGCTGATCTATCGTATAAAGGACCTGAGTAAGTTAATTCAGGATATAGATATAAGGTTATCAATACCAGGATTATCACCTGGAAAAAAGCAAGCCTTAATAAAGGATAGAACCTTAAAATTAGGCAAGGTGAAGTCACTAGTGAAGAGGATAGGAGATCTAACAAATGGTAATATAATAACTATAACCTTTGAAGATAAGAACACTAGTGATAGATTCAGGATAGTATATACCAACATATCTCAAGAGGATGCCATTGTTCACCTTAAATTAATGGCTAGTTTACAAAAGAGAGAAATAATTATCTCAGAGGTAAAGGAAGTGCAAACCAAAAACTCCTTGACTAAACTATAATCATGTAAAGGTAATCAAAACTCATTTTAATCAACTCAACTACAATGGCAAAAGAAGTTAGTAAGAATGACCTGGCTGCTCGTAAAGCACGCAAGGCTCAGAAGGAAATGCTGGCCTACATGGAAGAGAACAATCTTGATCCTAAAAAAGATTGGACAGGCCACAAGAAACATGGTAAGAAAATACAGGCTTGGATTGATATCATTAACCTGGGAAACAAAAAGGCTCGTGAATTGAACGAGGAGAAGGCAATTGAGAGACACGAAAAACGGAAGAGTAAAAAGCCCGAAGTTCATCCCAAGAAAGAGAAGGTAACTAGCACTCCTAATGCTTATGACTACCCGAAGGTTGATGGCAAAGAAATGACTTCTGATCAGAAAAAGAAATATCGTCAGAAAATGCGTACTCTTCTGAAAACTATGTCTAAGGAAAAGGCAGAAGTGGAAGGAAAGAAGTATGCTGAGGATTTGGCAAAAGAAAAACCAGTTATTCCATTTAAGAGGAAAGAGGAGCCTGTAAAGGTGAAAAAGGTAGAAAAGAAGGCTTCAAAGGATAAGAAGAGAAAGAAGGCCAAGAAAGAGGAGGATTAATAGATAGGCAATCTGTTACCTCTAATGCCCCGGATCATACTCAGGTTCGGGGTTCTTTGTTAGATATACCTATATAACACCACTGAATTTAATTTGCATATTATAATTAGAAATATTATATTTGCATAACAAAATTAAATTAAAGATGAAAATTAATAGAGGCTGTATCAGGTTAAAATTGCAAAGGCATTTATCTGCTCAGGATATCTGGAATCAAATTATGGATGTGCAGATTCAGGCGCTAGAATCCCTTTTAGAGGATAAAAGCTTAGATAAATGGAAAATTATATTCCCTTGTTATGGAACTTCTCTAGAATCAGTAGAATCATTGGCAAGGGAATATATAGAATCCTTTAAAAGGATGAAAGGAGATACCTTTAATAATAGGTATGATGATATTGAAAACATGTTAGTAAATGGACTAAACCAAAGGTGGTTCAATACTATCATGAGTACATTATATATGATGGAAGAAGACTTAATGGAAATGAGCTCAGATTCAGTATTCATTTTATGGGATATTTTATTTACTTGCCAGGCATTGAGGAAGGAAAATAATGTAGTAGCTATGGGACTTAATATTTTCGAGCTTAAAGGACGATAACGATGAAAGAAGTATTTAATACCACGGGATCATCCAGAATTGAAAAGGTTATTTTTGACCTCGATAATAGGGATATAACCATAACTTTCAAGGGAAATAAGGTATACAAATATGTTTCTGTATCGGAGTTTGATTTTAATACTTTCAAGGATGATATTGAAAATGGTTTATCAGTAGGCAAATCATTTGAAAGAAGGATTAGGAATAAATATGCAGGCCAAAAGCTATGAAAAGGTATTACACACCAGAAGGAGAACCAGATGAAGCAAAAACTTTATGGGAAGCCGTTAAAACTGGTATCATAGGAATATCGGCATTTAGTGTAATCTGCATACTATGGGATGGTCAAACAGTTCCCCCTACTCCTGATTCAGAACCTCATTGGAAAAACTGGGATAAATCTAGACATGTATCAGAAGTAAAAAGTTATGACTACGAAAATGGTATAATTCATTATAGAGATGAAGTTACAGGATATAGACCCAGGGAGTTCAATCTTCATGGGTCTCCCGGTAATTATGGTTCTGGAATAACATTGCAAGTATCAGGAGCTTCAGTACATTTGGATATGGAAGTAGAAGAACTGATGGATCAACTAACAGAAGATGTAGATTTTTACGAATACTTTGAACGAAATATGGATTGATATGGCTGGTCTAATTAAATTCAGATTGAACAAGTATGTTAATGGCGATAGGCATAAAAGTATTTATGGATTCAAACCCAAAGCCGTTATTAAGTTTGAAAGAGTTACAATCGGTCAAATAATTGATAATGAAGTCTACTTCTACATAAGGGTAAAACCAGGAGAATCAAAGCATGCCTGCTTGAATTATATTCCAATACTGTGGAAAACTTTTAGCAGTCATCTGGAAGCTAAAGATGCAGTAGTAAAACAAGCAGAATCTATTTGGGAATCATTAGACATTTTTCATCCGTTAAAGAAAGTTAAATCAACCTATGGATTATGGGAAAAGAAGTAAAGAAAACTAACAGCTGGGTATGGAAAAAGATATTCGGTATAACCCTATTAGGGTGGATGAATATCCTGATATTTCAATGGCTATTCATAAGGATATCATATCATTGGGTATATGTAGACCCTAAGAATGATGATGATGCTAGAACAAATGATTTTTGGGATGCAGAGAAACAGCAGTTTGTTGCAAAAACTTTCTACTACTATGCCATTATCGGGTGTATTATACCTCTAACTGGATGGTGGGGAGACTATGTAATGCCGTTCAAATTCAAATGCCGTTTAACTAAAGTAAAAGAGTATTACGAATGAGTACAGTAGAATTCAAATCAGCATGTGCAGCACATAGAAAGTGTTGTCCATATAAGGCAACAGGTATGACAAAGTGTGGTGCCAATGAAAACATTACTCCTGACGGTAAATGTACTAATAAGGAATGCCACTACATGAATCATTTCAAAGCTATACTAAGAAAACTATCAGCTAGTAAGCCATGAACAGACCATTAAATAATTAGCAAAATAATTTGCAGGGGTTCATATTTATATCTATATTTGCATAAACAATAAAAGGGAAAGCAATAAAAGGTTAACACACCAGAGACCAAGAACACAACCGCTAAGAAATTGATAAAAATATTTGCACATATAAAAAAGTTACTTTATATTTGCATTAGGAAATAAAAATAAAAACAACTTTTAATTAATTGTATAACCATTTAAAATTGTAAGCCATGAAAAAGGAAGAAAACACCAAGGCTCAGGAAGTTAAAAAGACCAATCTGGTAGAGGGTATCAATAACCTCATCGAAGAAAAAGCTGAGAAGGTCGAAAAATCAAAGAAAGCTCTGAAGGTAGTTGGCAAAGAAAAGGAAGCTACCGAAAAGGCCTCAGAGAAGAAGGTCAAGAAGACCAAAAAAGAAAAACTGGTTGATAAAACCAAGAAAAAGGTGGAAGCCAACCTCGTAGAAGAGGTAGTAACAAAAAGGGAAGTAAAGTATATTTATCCCGCAGACTGCGAAGACACTCTTTCAAGAAAGAAGTTCCGTCAGCAGGTAAGAAATAAGATCCACCAGCTGGAATTGGCAATGCTCAGAATCGAGAACCAAGATTCTAAAGAGTTCAAGAAAGCCAAGAAGGAGTATCTTGAATATAAGAATCAATTCGTAAAAGAATCAGTTGCAATCTAATCTTTCATAGTAGGAGAGGGGTACAGGGCTAATTATTAAGTCCTGGCCCCTTAGTATAATGATCATTTAATGTTATGAAAGATTATGATTGTTGGCTTACCAGAGAAAGCAATTCAGAAAGTAGATCATGAATTGTTAGAATTACATAAAGAAGTTCTAAGAGCATATCTTACACAGAGAAATCTGAAACATAGGCATCAGAAGAAGTTTTTTAGGCTATACGATTACTACATTACTGAGAAGAATATAAGGAGATTCTTCTTCCGTTCTGCTAAGTTATTCGTATATGCCTTGGTAACTAATCGGCTGGATGATATAGAAGACTATGTACCAATAAAAGAAAAAAAAATTTAATGTTTCCAGAGAAAGTAAAAAGCGTAACGCTAGATAAATCAGGGATAACTTACTACCTTCAAACTACCAATATTGATAATATCTATAATGAATTACCAGTAAACCCAGAGATATATAAGGTAGAAGATTTGGCATTTGACTGCAGTATAAGGTCTAATCAGTATCTTCCAGATTATGCTATCAAAGGATATTTTAAGGTAGACGAAAATTTAAGGTATCCAGTATTTATAGAGAACACAAATGGGCCTCATTTATTATATATTACTGGGATGCCAAAGAATATATCGGTAGAAGAGAAGAATAAGTTCAGGTTTCAAAATCACATGTGGTTATCATACTGGGAAGATAACCTGGTAGGATATCTTTTTCAGGTAGTATCTAGAGAACAAGCATTAATACACTTAATAAATCAATAATTTGTAAATAATAAAACACTATGAAGACCAATGAGTATGTAAAACAGTTTAAGTTGGATAGAGAAAATTACAACTTCAACCGGGAAAAATTCATGGAGGCCTTTGGCCAGGAGTTTAAGGACCGTATTGAGGCAATGATAACTGCCTGCCAAAAAATGAAGGTTCAGTTCACATACGAAAAATTCCTTCATGCAGTAAAAGAACAGCAGGATAAATTCCGGAGTATTTCTAATAAGAAAGCTGGTGAGCCATTCTCTGAAAAGTTATTCTCTGCATTCTTTGCCTTACATGTAATTCCTATTAGAGCAAACCTTTTCCCCAATCTACATGCAGAATTGGAAGAGAAAAGGAAAAAGGCCATTGAAAGGGATGAAAAGATTAAGGCAGAATTAGAGGCCAAGGAGAAAGAGGAAAAGGCAAAACAAAAGCGAATGAAACCCATTTTGGAAGCAAAAATAGCTTATGGAGCTGCACAAAGTATGGCTAGAAAACAAAAGCAAATGAAAGATAAGCCTAATATGAAGAGATAATTCCTAATAATACAAGACTCTAAAGTTACTAAGATTTTATGAAGACCATTTTAGAAATTGCCAAATTGGCCCAGGATAAAATTGTAAACTTCTATCAAGGAGCTGGTGAAAGTGAAGTAAATATAAGCTTTTGCTATAGTATTAGTTCAGTGGATATAGAGATAGTATATCCCATACATGTACAAAAGCTATTTTCAGAACTTTTTGCTATGAGTAACCAGCTTAAAGCTGAATGTCATATTGGGGAATATAAAATAACCCTAAGCTCTTCAAAATTGAGGGTAAGCCTAATTCAGTGATCCAGCAACCTGATTATTAAATAGTTAACTCTAAAAGGCCCTTTATTTGGTAAGGGCCTTTTATTTGGTTATTAATAGATCAACTATTAGATACCAAAATACAACACTATGAAAGAACAAAAAATAGCTCAAAGGTTCCCAAGAGGAATTGGTATAACTCAATTGGCTATACAAGCTAACAATGGCGATGATGAAGCTATGAAGAATTTGACCAAGTTCATAATCCATATATGGATAGTGAATAATGGAAAACTTTGGTCAAGATATTATTCAGTAAATGAACTAGCAGATTTTCTTAGATGTGAACCCGCAATAGTTCAGATGCAAATGAAACAAACGTTTCTAGACAACGGTTTATTTGACCGTAGCAAGATGAATGAGATTGCTGATTCATTAATGGGAGCTTGTATATCATGGGCACTTGAAGACCGTATGGAAATAAGCCAACAGGTACAATTACTCAGGGATTCTCAGGGAGGAAGGTATGCTCCATTCATTACTTCTGAAGTCAATAAGGCTATAGGATTAAAGCAACAATCCACTACGTCTCTTCAGAGTTTAGTAAGAGCTATATCAGGCGGAGGTACAGTAAATATATTTGCTCAACAGAACAATCAATTCAATACGGTTGATACCCAAGATCAATCTCTTACTAGAGATGAAGCTATGGCTATGATACAAAAAGAATTAGCCGACAATGGTGGTATCAAAGAGATAGAATATGTAGAGAATCAATATGACTTCAAGGAATTGCCTGTAGTAGTTGCAACTAAACAAGATGGTAATAGAGGCGATAAGGAAGGATTGAATATCAAAAGGGCCGAATTGGATAGCGTAATTGGAGACTACCATGGTGCCTTAAATGCTTTTGATGAAGACCATCACCAAATCAGACGAGAAATCGAAGAAAACATAGCCTACGAAGATATAGACCCAGAAATAGAAGACTAGAACCTTTAACTTTTATTTGCATATTAAGTATAATTTTATTATATTTGCATAAAGAGAAATAAAGATATAAACCATAAAAAATAAAGGCTATGGACTTAATCGTTAAAACACAAGAGAAACAGGTTACAATAACTGTAAAAGGTTATTTGAAGGCAATAACCTCTGATGATAGAGAGATAAAGTTTTATATCTCTGGGGAGAATAATATAATGAATGCTTCAGATGAATTAGGTAAGCATCATATATGGCATAATCCCTGTCCTCACTACTTGGGGATACCATTTAAGTTGGATTTTGATCCAGATTATAAAGCAAAAGTTCAGTTCAACTTATAATAAGAATCACTCACTATGGAAGGAAAGCCAGTATTTAATGCTACTCAGGTAGTTGAAAGAGTAAATCAGTTACTCAAAGAAGGTAGAAAAATGAGGGTATTCGGATTACCTTACCCCCCGTATCACGAAGACATAGTATTCACCGATACAAATGTAAACCGGCAGGGATGGTTATGTACTAATTCAAAAGTAGCTTTATCAGTATCAGCTAGTGCTACTAAAATAAAGATTCATACCATAACTGGTTGGTGCAATCTATTCAAATATGCCGATAATGGTAAATGGGAAGATACCATAAGCAAAGATGGGAAATACATCAAACTGGATGTAATGGATGATATATGTCCTGGTATGCTTCTCGGGTTTTCAGATGGTACAAACATTGCAAATCTGGGGATAATTGATGATGTATTCGATTACCTGGATGAATTAGAGAAGTTAAGTAACAGAGATATAGTGGTGATCAATAAAGAGTTCAACACTAAAACCTATTCATTCACTAAGGATCCCTCAAACTTCTTCATATACGATAGAATCTTATAATATACCAGGCTATGTATACAAACGATAAGATAGAGCTTTTAATCAGAGCTACTAGACTCTATTGCTACAATATGTACCAAGAGTATGACCCTAAGTTTTATCCTATTATTAAGAATGTAGTACTGGGTTTCACAAATAAGATATTCGGTACAAAATCCAAAGCGGACAGGATGAACATAGACATATTCAGTACATTCGAAAGTAAACCCGAGTGGGGACCAGGTTGGCAAGTATATTCAGGTATACGTATTTATATAAAATTCCCAGATACTTCAGCTTTAGAATATGAATTACTAAAATACCCAACTAAACCAGTGGGAAATAAATACTACATTACTCAAATTCCTACATCCTACATCAGCTAAGACCAAATAAATAAAAGACCATAAGACCTCTAGAAAAGAGGTCTTATTTTTGTTTCCTAAGTAACTAGAACCCCTTATAATATAAAAGTTCTAGAAATCCCTACCATATGCCAATACCGAGAACTTTTATTTGCATATTAAGTATAATTTTATTATATTTGCATAAAGAGAAATAAAGATATAAACCATAAAAAATAAAGGCTATGGAAAAGAGAAAAATCAAGGATTTGAAAAGGGGAGATTACTTTACTCTTACTCCAGTTAAAGAGCCCAACATTTCTCAGGTATGGGTTAGAGGAGAATACATTCCTCAGGCTAAATGCTACAGTACATACAAATGGGAGAACATCAATCATGAAGTAATCCGAAGAGGAGACAAAGAAGCATTCGAAGTAGCTGGTATACCATTCCAGGCCGACCGTTAATTTTAATTTGCAAATATAAATTAAATTGCTTATATTTGTAATGAAGAAATAAAATCGCATTAATTATGAAAAATTACAAGAAGGTATTACTCGAAGGATTAGAAGGATCCAATGGTATACATGAAGAGGATAAGGAATATATCAAGGAAGCTATAAATGATATTTATTCTGAGGTAATTGAAGAACTTGACTATAGACTTGGGCTTCAATTATATAATTACCAGGTAAATGTTAAATATTATTCTGATGGGATTCCTGAATCATTTAAGCATACATTCTGGTTAAACTTCGGAGATGATACTCTAAAGCATATGTTTTTCGTGCCAGCAATGCAGCAACTGATACATGTTCTCTCAACTGGGGATGATGAAGTAAAGGTCACTCTTCTCAATATGGGGATTAAAATAGAATTGATAGCATGAGTTCTTTCAATAGAATACAAAGACAGTATAACTGGGTATGTAAGAATATCAAAGGACCGTTATACAGAATAAAGATGAGGGAACTGTATATAGGAGCTAAAAAGGCAATACTTGATCATCATTTAACTCCAGAACAAAAACTAATACTAATCGGTATCCGAGATACCATAAAATCAAAATTATGAAAAAGCTGATCATCGTAATGGCAATTCTCTTAACCTCATGCGTAGAAAAGAGAGTAGAATCAACCAATTGGGTAGATATTGGAGGAAAACCCGATGTTACTATCCATAAAGTAGGAAATCACCAAGTGTTGACTTTCACCTTTGAACAGGATGGCCATAAATATATGGTTGGAATATACAACCAAGGTGGAATTGATATGGTAGAAATCCATGAATAAGTAAATATCCAGCCTACTATGAAGATGTTCGAATTAATTCCTTACATGTTGGAATTAGATTATGACTCAGAAATAAGGATCATAGAAGATCTAGAACATGATGATGGTGAACTACCCAGGTTAATGGATGTAGTTCCCTCTATAATGTTGAATACCATAACAGGTAAGAAGACATTTGCTCTGATAAAGAAAGAGGCAATGGATAGATACATTGCAAACAACAATACAGTAACCAGATTAAAACCCTCAGATAAGATATCATGAAAGAGCAAGAAGAACAAGGCTGTCTGAAGCCCATGGTAATAGGTATCATAATAGCGGCTATATTCATAATAATGGCTTTCCTATTCGTACCTCACCACAAACCAGAAACCTATAACCCATTAGAGGATGTAATCATGGTAGAAGAACCAGTACTGAAAATTGATAATCAAGGCAGGTATTATATCTCTACCAAAAGATCCTACTATCGTATCAAATCCGAAAAAGAGGGCAAAGAACTCATAGAATCCGTAGAAAAGAAAAGGAATGACCTTGAAAAACAGGTTCAACAGCAGAACATCAATATAAACCACAATATCCATATCACTATCGAAGACGAGAGCTGGTAAAGGGCCCAGAATTTTAATTTGCAAATATAAATTAAATTGCTTATATTTGTAATGAAGAAAAGCAAATAATAATTTTAATAATTTATGGCTATGAAAAACAAGCAATTATTCCAACAACTAAAACTTGAACTCAACAGAAAACTGGATGAGTTGGAAGATCAAATGAATCAGAATAAATTATCGATAACTGATCTGGAAGTGAATATGTTAGAATTGGTATTCAAAACCCAAGATCAGGATAATCCCTATCTGGAAAGCTTAGATTCTGAAACTTCAGCAATGTATGGTGAACTCCAAACTGAATACTACGTACAATTATGACTACTCAGGAAAAGGATAAATGGCTAAGACTAAGCCAACGTTACAGAAAACTCGGAGTAACCGCAGTAAATGGAGCATTTGATGAACTAGAGAATAACCTCTGGGAAGAAGGCTGGTCAGGCAATCCTCTATCTTATAGGCAAACCGATCATGGCATCTATATAGAAGTAATGCTAAGATCAATAGGGGAAATATCTCTGAAATACAAAGACTATGATGACTTCTGGAATAAAGTAAAAGATGAGGAGGGAGCTTATAAAGTAGCTCAACCAATCTATAATAAATGGTCAGAACTACTTTATCCTCAAATCCAACTAGTGAACGGATTAAATCAAACCAAGATCCCAGATGAAGTACTTAGAAAATAACAAATATAACCATAAAAAGGCCTCTAATCAAATAAAGGATCCCAATCACTTAAAGGCCATAACTAATAACCACCAACCCCAAAAAACAAAGAAAAATCAAATAATTATATACAATCCATAATATAAAGGATCAATATAATAAATCATATATATAAGGCTTTTAGGTTTATATCTTAGAGGCCTTATATTTGTTTCCCTATATGAAAAGAGAATAGGATAACAGTATTCAAATGATAGATAAAGAATAGCTTTTATTCATGGGCCTTATAGGTAAGGATAATAATGGGTCCATGAACTTGGGATGAAGTCGAAATTTCGCCATGGCCATAAAATCAGGGGGTGGGAAATTTTGGGTAGTAAGGTTATCCTACCAACTAACTGTGTACCATACGAGCCAAGAAGCTATCTTGGTTACTATACGTATTAGCTAAGTCGACTTAGGGCCCAAATAGCATTAGACCGGACCAAAAGGCATTTTAAGGTACCTTAAAGAGCCATTTTAGGGTACCCAAACCATTGCCTTTTCAAGTCTATATTATATAATATATAAGTCTTTTAAGGTTAAGGTTAGGGCCACCAGCTAAGGCCTTTTCGATAAAGAGACATTAGGCCCTTTGACTCTTGATATCTACAGCTTGACTCTCTATTCAGATTGGTACACTAAGGGGTACCTAAGATGGGCCTTAATCCCAAGCCCTAAAGAGTACAATCTATATTATATATATATGCGAGTCTTTTAGATCATTTTGGAACAGGTGTCTAAAATCGATATGCCAGGAATAGAGTATTGGAGATTTGATTTCTCAAGTTAAGGCTCAGTTAGGGCATATTTAGGGTACCTTTTAAGGCCTTAAAAGGTAGGTTAAGGTACCTTAATATGGCCTTAAAAGGTAGGTTAAGGTACCTTAATATGGCCTTAAAAGGTAGGTTAAGGTACCTTAATATGGCCTTCAGGGATTATTATTTGCATATATTATATATTATTACTATATTTGTATAAAGAAATAAAAAGAATAAACCATAAAAACATTTAAGGCCATGCTTAATATTAAGGATTTCACTACTGCTCTGGAAATTATCTCCAAATCACATTCAACTGAATTGGCAATCAATACTCCTAGCAATAACTTCGCAGGGTATATAGGGCCAGACCGAATTTAGGTTGCATATTAAGAAGTGCGTACCTTCGGTAATAAATAATTTGATCCAGGTAGGTTATATCCTTAATATGGGTCCGGAAGGTTTGGAGGTAGATAGGATCTAGCCTTCAAAAGGCCCTAATATTTAATTTGCATATTTAGTATAAATATATTATATTTGTAATGCAATTAAATATTTAAAATTATGGAGTACAAGGTAAGTGCATTTAAGGTTATTATTAATGGGGTTAATGCCTACAGTTGGATTATCCGATCCATGGTTAATAATGGTTGCAATCCCAATGCCCTGGCTGAGTTGGATTATAACACAGGGGTTATTGCCTTGGATATATATTTGGCCGATTGGGATTGGTTATGCGAGTTATTGGATTATACGGAAGAGCCAGATACTACCCGGGATCAGTTGGTTGAATTTTATAATAAAATCCGTACTGAGATCCCGGAGTTGGGTGGTTACCCGGAATATAATTAAGGCCATTGGCCTTAATTATTAAACGGCAATTTAGGATTATATATAACTTATCTTCAGAACTAAGAATGCTTATAAGCAGTAGATGGAGTTGGCCATCTTTATTTGCTTTCAATATCTTTTCTGTAAGGCCTGCCAACTCAGGCCTTTTTTATTTATGAGCTTATAAGGCCTTGTATTTGGTCTTTTATGGTAAGTATATTATTAAGGCCCTATTTCGCTTTTAGTGGCTTGGCTTATAGGCCTTTTAGGATTGGCTTTTAAGGTACAATTAGGTGCCATATCCTGATCCTATATTAAATTTTTATTCAGTGCAATGCAAATAAGGTGTAATGCAATGCAAGCAATGGCATATCATAGAACTTTACAATTAATAAGACAAGTATTTAGTTATTTATAAATATATGATACTCTAGATATATGGGGACAAAGGCCGAAAATGAAGATGAACATTAAAGGCCTAGTTATTGGACTATTCTGTACCTCAGGGTGCCAGCTAAGGCCATAATTGTATCAGACCATATACCAACAAACCAACTTATCATCATGGATCATTAAACAGACCTACTGCCTTAACCTAAACCGATTATTTTGTATAGTTAAAATTGATCTAAATAAATATTATTATAAGAAAAAATAATCAAAATTTATGTCTAAAAATTTGCATTAAAAAAAATTCAGTAGTATATTTGCAATACAGAAAAGAACAAAGCATTTTATTAACCTTTAATTTTTACTATTATGAAAGCAAATGAAATTTTGGCAATTGGTAACGAAATTTTTTCGACCAGCGAAAGAAAATCGATTTATCGCAAAGAAATCTTTGCAGAGTGTAAAACGGACAAAGAAAAGAAAAATTTGCGTATGAAATTGCGCAAGAAATTAGACGCTTTTATTGCCGAATTTATTGCCAGCAATAAAAACGTAGAAAAAAGAAAGGCACTAAAAAAAGCATGGCAAGAATATGCAAAGCAAGTTTACATTAATGTAGAATGTATCGTAGACGCAAATGCAAACACAGAAAAGAAAGACACGATTAAAAATTTCCTTTCTGCAATGAACGAAAAATAAAGATATGAAACTACTAAATAAAATAAAACATATATTTGATAAAAAAACATACGAATTTCAAATATATGTAAATGAAAAAGAAACTATTTTAATTCAGGGATTGAAAAAGAAACAAATAAAAAATAAAATAACTTATCAATTTATTGAAAACAAAATAGTAATTAAATTTCATTGAAGAAGTAGGGGGCATAATTTGTCCCCTATTTTTAATTAATTTTAATTTTGCGATAGGGACACCGTGTGCCCTTTTTACTGCCAGTTCCCAAAGAAACCTCGCGATAAGAGTTACATCACAAACTGTAGTTAACTTCATTTTTACTGCTAGATGTATCGGGCTCCTCGCATAAGGACTCTCCTCAATGATAGGAGATCATACTACCAGATTACATGAACACAGTTTATTACTACTCCCCCCCTTTCCCTACACAAAATGAAGAACCCATTTAAAGGCTCTTCACAAAATTTTCCAGGATATTTTTAAGGCTCCCTATATAAGGCCTATCCCTTTGGATTCATATATCTCCCTTACTTCATCCTTACTATAAGTACCATAATACAAGGTTCCCATAAATCCTTCTACTGTCATTGGTATAACCCAAAAATCACCCCAACCAACTTCCGGTAAATTAAATATCCATGGTTTACATCTTTCACATAATAAATCCAATCCCCTCAACTCATATACTAACTTAACTACCTTTAACCCATATCGTGATTCATATATCCCACTACCATGATAAATTGGGTTATCACTTTTTGCTCTCGGTACTAAAGCTAATCCAACTGAATTAAATAGGTAATCGTAATTGTATAGAAATACATCTGCCTTAGCATAAGAGGTTCCCTTATAACTAAGTGCTTCATTATTCATTAAAAAAATTCTTTCTAACCCATAAAGCTTCTCCTAAACTAGATATCCTATCAATTCTGATATTGAAGCCATTAACCGTGATGTTTTCCATAACTAATCCTGTTTAATAACCGATTTATTAACCTTGTCAGTATATACTCTGATCAAATAATCAAATGCCTTTATCCTTGAATTCATATCATCTTTATCCCACCAACGAACCTGGTTTATATGGGGAATTATCCCCATTTCATAATACCTGTAATGACTAGTTGTCTTATCTCCTCCAAGTAAACTCTGGTATCAATTTGCTCAACCGTTTCCCATTATATATGGGTTCACCATAGAGGTATTCTATTTCCCAACCCAAGTCAGTGATTAGCTTAGCCAGGTTCCTATTCACCTTTGGGACATATTGGAATGCCCTCTTGAATGCTTTGCACATTCCTACTCTAGATAGGTCATTTATGTAACACTTCTTAGCATTCAAGATCCAATCCAGTATGATCATATCCTTATTAAGTTCAGATGTCATAGTGCAATATTAGAATGGTTATACCTATCACCAGAGTTATAATCATACATAAGATAAATAAATCTAGTAGTAAATTTAATGACTCTCTAGAATAATTCCGTAGGTAATGAAGAATTGAATATATTATTCCCAGTGTTATGGTGAATCCAATAAAGAATCCCAGAAAATGATATAATACTTCTACCATGGTTTATTGAGGATTTATGATTCCCAAATGTCAAATGGTTGGTCTGGTTTTGTAGAAATTAATAAATAGTACCCATCTCTTTTTACCCTTAACTTAGAGTAGGTTATTCCATATTTCTTATAAATACTAACCTCTGTTTCATTGAGTAGGTTTTCTATACTACCTTTGAGTTGTCCACTGAATTTTTGAGGATAGCCATTTATCATAGAATTTATCTTTCCAGATATCCTATCTGTTATTAACCTTGGTATATCACCATCAATAACTACCTTTTCTATGTAGGCATCCCATACTGGTATATCATTCTTTTGTTGATATGTTGCACTTGGTATGATTATATCTATATCAGTTCTTTTTGTCGCCATGTCTGAAGATAACTTTTATTGTTAAAAAGAATAATCCAATCACTACTGCTGGACTCATCATCCATATAAGGAATAAAACTCCATACCTTACTTTAGTGCTTGACCTTTTCAAAGGAGTTTCACTTATTACACTTCTGAGAAAGATACAGAAGATAAACCCTAAGATATACATGATGATAAGTGTATATCCGAACCAAATTGGTGGTGTTGATGTTAGCATACTATGTATGAAATGATGATTAGACCTATAAAGCAGATGATGAATGTTTGAAAGGCTTCTTTTTTGCCATTTTCCCAGGATTCATTGCCTTCATACTCTTTGTTTATTCCTTTCCAAGCTTTGCTAAGTACTCCTGCATCTGAAATCCCATTGTCTATAACCCTTATAAAGTGATTTGTTATAAGGAATCTTATCATGAAACGTATCATTTTTCTTCCAGTTTTTCAAGTATACGACTTAGTTTATTAGCTGCATATCTAACAATTTCTGGATTTTCTATCCCTTTGTTGTTGATCAGAGTCAATTTCTCCAAATTTCTGGTTAAAAGTCTCTGTGCCATGAGATTTTTATACTTTTCCTCATCAAAAGGTTCAACTTTATATGTTGAATTCAGTGGATGAAGAGTTCTATCTGTCTTTATCCCATTTTCTAGGGTATAAATCCCCTTATTTCGGTCAACAATTTTGGTCTTTTCAAAAAATGCAGTGCCAGTTACCAGTAGTAAATCTCCAACTTTCATATAGTTTTGATATTAAATTTGCATATTATAGTAGTCTTTAGCAAGACCATCCGGTATATATTAAACAAATCTATTTTCAATGAATGTACTTGGTATCTGTGGAGCGCAAGGAGCGCTTCTTTTCGAGTTTAAAGATCATCTTGTAGCTAATGTTGAACCAAGAGCTGTATTCCATTCCAAAGGAGAACTACAATGGAAGCTTAATTTTGGTGATATTCCATTCTTAAAGAGCCTTGAAGAGGTGAAATTTACCAAAATTGACATAATCATTGGTTCTCCATCCTGTGGTCATAGCTCTGTATTCTCCTATTCAAGGAAGAAAACCCTGGGTAAACCAAGAGAAGATGCAACCTTAAATCTGTATCTTTCTAGTGTTAAGAAGTTCAAACCAGCAGTATTTATGCTTGAGAACCTTCCAAAGCTTCTAGATTTCATCCCTATCAGTGAATGGGAAAATAATTTGCCTGATTATCAGCTTATAGTACATTGTCATTCCGTTACGGTATTTGGTAATTCCCAGAAAAGTAGGAAAAGATTAGTGATGATAGGAGTACGTAAGGATTCTGGAATCAATCTAAAAGTATTTGATCACACTTTTCAAGTAACTAAGCCTAAGAATCTGTGTCAATTGAAGAAAAAAGTAAGAAAAGACATAAATTACAGAGAATCTGATGACAAGAAATTAGCAATGTATCATTATGCTGATAAGTCTAAGACAACTCTTACTGTAGCTCAAGTGAGGAAGCTATGGAAAACTGAATTCAAAAATGATCACAAATGGCCAATGAGAACTCATAAGATGAAAACTCTACCAGGAGTATATCGCAATAGGAAGAGAGGTTACCCTTTGACTGTGAGACCTTCATCCAGGCAATTTAATCCTCATGGAAGGATAATGGGACTTGATGAATATAGAGTCATCATGGGATTCCCAGAATCATTTAAGGTATATTTTGATAAGAACAATCCAACCTATTGGTTGAACAAGGGGAGGAATACCCTGACAAAAGGAGCTGTATACGAGAATTCACTTTGGTTAAAGGCTTGCTTGAGGAAAGCTAAAATACTCTAATCAAGCCCCCTATCGCGTATACGCATACGTATAAGGAGAATTCTATT